ATGTTGGCGATTGCTATTTTTGGTAGTAAACAGAATGGAAATATAATGGCAAAGAAAAAAAAATCAACAAGCAGTAATACTATCGCTCTGAATAAGAAAGCGCGTCATAACTATAACTTAACCGACAAGTTTGAAGCAGGTATGAGCTTACAAGGTTGGGAAATTAAAAGCATACGCAGTGGAAAGGTCAATATATCTGACTGTTATGTTTTTGTAAAAGACCGTGAAGCTTATTTAGTGGGCGCAGAAATTATGCCGCTGAACGCCGCGTCAAGTCATGTTGTATGTGATCCTAACCGTTCGCGCAAGCTGCTGCTAAATCGTCGAGAGCTGGATGTGCTTGCTGGTGCCGTTGACCGCGATGGCTATTCACTCATTGCTACAGCAATGTACTGGAAAGCCTGCTGGGTAAAACTTGAGTTTTATCTAGGTAAAGGTAAAAAAGATCATGACAAACGCGCTGACATTAAAGATCGTGAATGGGCTGTTGATAAAGGCCGTATCATGAAAAATAAAAACTTAGAGCGATAACTGGTTAAAAAATACCACGTTGTCTATTTAATCTAAGCGCTGTACAATACGTTTTATAGGCTAACATTAGCTTATAGAAAAAGAGTTAAACTTTGGGGCGGATCTAGGATTCGACAAGATTCACGAAACCCAAGGTGCATGCCGAGGGGCGGTTGGCCTCGTAAAAAGCCGCAAAACTATAATTGCAAACGACGAAACGTTCGCACTAGCCGCTTAGGCTAGCCATCGCCTCAAAAATTCTCCTATTGTTTAGAGGATCGATGGTCACCCCAAATAGGATAGCGAGGGAAGCACGCTTAAGGCTGAACCGCGAAATAGTATTAAGCTCACCATGACGAAGCCTGTCGGTTGGCGTCTAATTGGTTAAACAAATAATCGACTAAGCATGTAGTACCGAGGATGTAGGTTTTTTGGACGGGGGTTCGATTCCCCCCCGCTCCACCACATAAAGCCCTTTGCAATCAATATCTTGCAAAGGGCTTTTCTTTTTAGTGGCGACAAAGTGGCGGCGGCTGTTTTTTATTTACCTGCTTTTTTCTTTGTCTTTTTATTTGATCGTTTACACTTTTTTTATTTCATTTTATTTTTTGCTACACTGCTGTTTTATATAGCTTTTATTTTACCTTTGTTTTTCATGCTTTCTTTTCGATCCTCACATAAACTACAAAAACCCTTTTAAATCAAAGATGTTTATTTTTATAGCGCACTTAATTCGATCCTATTATTTCATTTTAGTGTAATTTGTTTCGATCCTTTCATTTTTTCGATCATCACAAAGGCTTAGTAACTACGCGGCCTAGCGTTTAGAACTGTAGTAATCAAAAACTGTAAAAAATTAATGACAAATAGCGCGCAGGAGGGAGTGGAAGAGTGCGGATTTCGTCAAATAGTTTCTGTGTGGTGTTGTTTTACGTCATTAAAGCGCTTGGGCGTTGCTCTGTGGTGTTTATTTGCTTTATTCGTGGCTGTGGTTGTTTTTATTTAATGTTTGCCTATGGTGTTTATATTGCGTTGTATGGGGTGTGTTTTTGTGTGGGTTGGTGGGTTTTAGGCGTAAAAAAGCCCGGCGAATTTGCTGGGCTTTTTGTTTGTTGCTTGGCTTGGTTAAACGTAGTGTTTAACCTGGCACGTTAGACGTCGGGCAATGATATTTTTGCGCTGGTTACTTTTGCTTTGCCTGCGTTGGCGTATGTTTCTGGATTACTGTCGAACTGGTGGTAGGCGCGTAATGTTTCACCTTGCCAAACTGTGTAATGACTGACTGTTGCCCCTAGCGGTACGTCAATTTCTAGGGTTGCGCTTAGGTCGCGTTCGCCACTGGCGGCAGCTGCGTATGTGCATGCAGCTGTTGCTCCTGAAATTTCGTTAGCTGTTCCGGCGGCTGTTGGGTCGCCTGAGTGTAATTTAATTGAATCGGGCGTTATTGCGTCAAGCATTATGTTTTTTGTTGCGGTAGTTAAAGGCATTATCTGACTTCCTTAATTTTGACAGAGCCGCTAAATATTGGCGGTAACTCTTGGTTTAGTTGATTACTTAGGGTGAACTGGTGGTAAAACGTGCCTGCTTTTGGCAGTTCGCTTTTGTTGATTGTTGTTTTAAATTCGTCACCAATGACTACTATGCCGTTGCCTAGTGTTTTGGTTAGAAACGGTGTTTGGGCGAACTGTTCGAATAGTTCGTATTTTGCTGCACTGAAGTCGGCCGCTGATTCACCTGTTGTTAGTGCCGTTAAAAATTCTTGATCACTTTCTTGGTATAGTTGCTCGCATGACATTAGGTTAATGCTCCGTTAAATCGTTGTTTTGCTATTGCGCCGTTAAATCGTTGAAACGCTATTTGGCCGTCAATACGAAATAGGCGTAAATGTATCGGGGCGGCAGTATTGATAAATAATGCGTTAAGTTGAACGGTTTGATTTATCAGGCCGCTAATATTTGTTTGTTTTGTGCTTTGGCCGCTTAACGTTACCTGGTAAAAACAATTGCTTTGTAGTGTTGCGGTTTTAGTTGCGGTGGCGGCTAGTGCTTGCGTCTGTTTTACGTCGCCACCAAGTGTGTTTTGCTTGGTTAGCGCTGCGCTAATGTTTGGGTTTATGGTTATGTTGGCGCTAAATTGATGCGTTTCAATTGTTGAGTTATTGAAATAACCCATTAATAAAACCGTTTGTGTGATCGCGCCTGTGGCATTATTTTGTTTGTTGGCCGTGGCGGTTTTTTGATAATGTTGAGCTATAACGCTGTTTAGGTTCGCGCTTTTTATTGTATTGCTGTTTAGGCTTACAACTTGTTTTTGGTTAATTGCGTAATTTATGGTTTTTGTTGTTAACGAGTTAGCTTGGTAATTTTGTGCTATTAGCGCGTTAGCATTGCCGGTTTTATTCGTTGTGCCGCTAAATTTTATTTGTTGATTTATGATTGCTGAAAAATTATAGCTTTCGTTTGGTGTGCTACTTTTTTCTAAAAATGCACCAATAAACCCACCATTACCATTACCATCATCAGCTAAAGGTGAATCTTTTTTGGTCCTGAAGTCTTCATTTTCAGGATCAACTAGCTCTCCGCCATTGTATCCGGTCCAACCTACGGAGCCTGTATTATCTTCTGATGCAGCATTTGTTTTTTCCGTTGTTGCATCATAATTTGATGTTGTTGAGTTATAAGATAATCCGTTGATATAGTTCTGAATGCCTGCGGAGCCTGCACAGTTAACGCCACCACCAAAGATGACGTAATTGCTTACGTTAAAAGGCCGATTGTAACCTGTTCTTATTAATGTGCTTTGACCGATATTGCGAGCGTCAATAACACAATTTCTTACAACCCTGTTAACTGATGCGCTGTACAAATACATTGCATACATGTGGGATGACGGGCTAGCCGATGGTTTCAAATAGAAATTTTTAATTAGTACATTGTCTGCGCCAGACTCTAAAAAAGCATTTTGATAACCAACAGGATCAGTAAGTAAAAAGTTACTGATTACGCCATTTGGTGATAATGTTTTTAGGCCACTAAAGACGGGTAAGTTATTGTGATTCTTCCCGTCATAAATGCTGTCTATCGAGTCAATCTCATAACCATTAGGCGTATTACCTGACAAGTTGACGAAACCGATATTACCCTTACATAGCGCCTTTATGGGTGCGCCATAGTCAGTTTGAGACTCGGCAGCCCACCACAAATCACTATCTAAATAATCATGATCTCCGTCATGTTCATCACCAACAAGCGCTAATCTAGGCATTATCTCGCTCCACTATCAGCTCGCTAATGACAGACATGTTAACTTCTAATCTGTCATCTGTGATTGATAAATTAGATAAATCTACATTGAATTTTCTATCAAACTCAGGATGACTTATGTATGGTGATGAATCTTCGTCACTGGCGTCAAATGTAGGGTTTATGATTACCCAAGGCGATGTTAGCGATATTATATCAGCATCATCTTTATCGCGGTCCAATATTACCAACACAAGATAATGACCGCCAACAGGTTCAACTGCCGCACCAAGCGAATCAGTAACGTTGTATGCCTTGAGACAATCGAACTTTCGTTTTTTTCCTAAGTTGTCTTTTAATACCGCTATCTTGCACGCCATTATTCACCAGCCTTAGTTATTGGATCGAGTCTTTCTTTTTGTGCGGTTGCTTCACTACTTTGGTCGTTAAAATCTCCGGCTTTATCTGGTACGCCGCTTTTGCCTGTGCCTGTTGCTACACCTAAATGCTTATGCTGTGCGCATGTGGTTGCCAGTTCGGTTACTGTGGCCATTAATTCTGACAAAAGTTTTAATACATTTTCGCCATCTGATCCCAACCATGTTTTTGGGCTTTTATGACTTTGCTCAATGCTTGCGGTAACGGTACGCGTTTTACATTCTAACGTTGCTAATTTTCCGATAATCTCTGCCATTGACTCGTCGGTTTTACTTTCAATATTGCCGGTTTCATCAATGTGCTGGTAAACACCGTCGCGCGTTTGTACGCGTGTTTCTTTTTCTTTTATGGCCGGTAGGTCAAAGCCGAACGGTAGCACTGTTCGAATAAAAGGTTTGTCGGGCCTGCCATAAGCAAAGGCTATTTCTACAATGGCGCCAATGGTTGGCGGCTCTAGTCGGCCTGCTTTGTTGCCTGCACCTGGCAATGGTAATGGCACGGCCTGTAAAACTTTGGCTTTGGTGGCGGTGCCGTTTTCGTCGAGTAATTGCACGTCTACCGCGTAGCGTGGGTAAAACGCATCGCTTGCACGTTCTCCGTTTTGCTCTGGCAGCTCTGGCAGGGCCACCACTTTGGCTAACCGTGGCAAGTGTAAACTTGCGGTTAGCTCTGGCAATAGGCGTTTTATTATTCTGTTGATCACTTTTTCCATATTGGCGTTACCAAGTTATTTCCATTGTGGTGGCTTTAAATTCTATTTTTTCAATGCGCTGATTATTAGCAAGCACGTTAGGTCGGATCATTGGCGCGGCTGCCATAGTTGCGGTGTTGCCTGCTTGGTGTCCGGTCATTAAATTTAGCGGTATTTGTATCGGTTTATCTGCCCAGAACGAGTCGGCATAACTGCCAATAAATATTTTACCGTTACCCTGTTGTTGCCAGATAAAGTCTTTAATTTGATAAGCGCGGCCAATATTGTCTAATAGGCCATAACCTGAGCCGTCATAATAAAAACACGGTATTGACGTTTGCGCATATGCCTTTTCTGGCACCACAAATTCAAGGCCACTTTGTTTGCCCAGTTCGTCTAATACTTGTTTCAGTGTTGGGTGTCTTAACATGACGTTAAAATTAAAACTTAACGCGGCGGCCAGTTCTCGGCAGAACAAGGTAACAAAACCATTTTCGCTTGGCATTACTCGCTCAATGTAACCAAAAAACACACGGTCAATCATATTACCCCAACCTAAATCAAGGGCCACTTGGCCAAATTGGTTAAAGGTTTGATCAGCACTTTTTTGCACGGTTAGTTGGCAAGTACCAGGGGTTTTCGCTTGCAGCACAACCCAATGGTTTTTTATGTTTACGGGTTTAGCGTTTACATAAGCTTTGGCAATAAAACGTGCGTTGGTTTGGCTCATTATGCTGTGCCTGTGCGTAGTTTATTAAAGTTTTCTTCTAGCCCTTGTTGAATATTGGCGAAAGAAAAATTAGCGTCGCCGCCTTGTACGTTGGCGGTGGTTTCGGGTTGGCGTTCTTCTACCTTTTCGGGCACTGAACGGTGTTCGGTTAAGGCAAAACTTATGCGCCACTGGCGCGTTGTTTCTTGTTCAACCGCTTCAATTTTGCTGCTAAAGCGCACTTGTTTAATACCTAGTGCACTGGCCGTGTGGTTACTTACCCGATAAATAACGCGCGAGCCGTTTTCTAATGCTTCGGCCAAGTCGAATAATTGCGACAAGTTTTCGGCATTGTTAAACGGTATGTAACCGCTAACGCTGAGCGTTTTTGCTTTCGTGCCCGTCTCGGCTACGTCGGTGCTTGAGCTTTGGCCGCTTGCGTCTTCACTCGCAAGTTCTTGGCTTGCGGTGATGCGAAGTGATTTTAGGCTAATGTTAATTGTATTTAGGGTTAGCATATGGTCTTTTTAAATTGTTAAGTTAGCCGCAGCGTTTTAGTAAAATTGAACACTTCGAATTGTATATTAATTGCTATAAATTGCTTCATTAGTTGTAATCTGAGATTCTAACAAAAACTTATTAGCTATTAACCTGAACCCATAATCAGATGGGTGTGATGCAACTCCGCCTGTGGTTATCACATAGTAATTACCAGTATATGTTAATGTACTTCCAGAAAGGGAGTAGCTGGACACTGGCATGGTTATGGTTCTACCTGCCATATCAAATACTATCTCTGTAGGTGAGTTCTCAGTCACAGAGGTCACGTTTTCTAGCACCCTAGTTTCACTGCCTCTATTGATTAAATCTCCGATACTGGCCATAGATCCACTTATATTGCGTAAAGCTCCGATATTAACAAATGTACTGCCCGTAGCTTCGCACGCCGCTATTATGGCATCGTACTTAACTGATCCTCCGTACCACATACCCATCCAGAAGACCCTCGCGTTCGGGCACTTTCCTCTGATAGCTTGTAGTATCGATAAACACATGAAAGGCCAGTTATCAATAGCGCCTGCACTAACGTTATCACCAAGCTGGACTACAACTAGTGTTTCATCGCCGTCAAGCTTATCTGTTACGTATAACTGTACATTAGCTGCGACATGCTCTGGACTTGCTATGTTTTCTATCACGGATGCGCTCTGACCTGTAGCTGTAAACTGGGGGTTTAGTGTGAGTATGTAGTTGTTAATTAGCTGGTAGTAACCATTAGTTATCGCAGACGAGGCCATCGCGAACTTGTCACCAAAGCCAGATATCAGAGAGTTACCGAAGTACGCAGCTTTTGTCGGCACCATTGGTAGCAGCTTTATTTCACCTGTTGTAGTAGCACCTATTTCGTATTTCTTTCCATCTGCAGCAGTTACAGTCGGAGTTCTACCCACTTTCTGATCTATATTTCCAATCGCAGAGTCTGTCGCTTCAAATAGCTGCTTTGCATTATCTCCATCTATATACGTACCTGAAACCGCACCGTTGGCTTCATATATTCTGAAGTTAGATATTGTTGCTCTAACTGTCTCTGTAGACGTTTGACCTGTTTGGTTATTTATCCACACATAAAAACTTGTTAGCCCATGGTAGACAGTGTAGTAAGCGGGATCGAACGTCACTGTAACTGAACCATCTTCAGTTATAGGGGTTCCAATCATATTGTAATAATCAGTAGCTCTCGTACCTCCAGCTACTACTAATTGCAGCCCTTTATAAGAGTCTATATTGCTAAACACTACATCAAACTTAATCGTCACAATATTGCTGCCAGATGGAGTAAATTTATTTGTAACAATCCACGAGTTACCCACCCCCGTTTTAGTATACACAAAACTATTATTAGCTATATCCAGCTCAGTCATAGGACCATTTTCAGTTAATGTTTCTATGTCACTAAGTGTTGTTATATCACCATTACTTACTCGTGAGAGATTTACACCATTACTAAAGTTTCGATCTACAGATTCAAATAGCTCTTTACTTGTATTGCCGTCAAGGTTATCAAATGGAGCTTTTGTCACATCTTGCGTGACTCTGTAGTTCATTATCTTCGCTTGTACATAATCGCCTGCTTGCATCGGGGAGTTGTTAAAAATTATTCTAAACTGTGTTGTCCCGTATTGGTTATAATACTCGGCAGGATCGAATGATAAACTAACTTTTCCAGACTCTACGAGTACCATCAATTCAACTTGAAAATTCCCTGAAAATGAATTTTCGTCGGTTAGTATAACTTTAACCCCGTTGACAGTAGGAAAAGCTAGGTCATTATCAACTTCAGCATAAAAGTTAATATTAACAACTTTAGTTACATCGGGTGTAAATGCATCCATTGTAAGCCAGCTGTAATTAGCGTTTTCCTTTCTATATGTAAAACTGTCATTTAATATATCAATATCAGCTCTAGACCCTGCACCGCTATTCTCTACCGTGGACAACAGATTAACACTGTCGGTCTGTATATCAGCTAAGCTTAACCTGCGAACTTGCTTACCAGAAAAACCTAAAACGGCGCTACCACTCACAGGGTCACTTGTATTCGACAAGTCGAGCTCATTTTTAATTATGGATGCATCTTTAGCATAAGTGTTATCGCTTACCCAGTAATAATAGCCATTTAATGATCTGTTAGGGTCATTCACTACCTTATATGACGCTTTCTGCTCTGTAGCATCTACAGGTGTGTAGGCATCGAGCAGGGCATAATTTTGAAACACAAGTACACCAGACTGCTGATTTGTTTTTAACCCAGCAATGTCATTACCGTGTGTTATTACTGTTGATTTAACCGAACCTAAGTTAAGGCCAATCTCACTTATACTATTCTCATTCGCTCTTATTTTTTCCTTTTCCGCTTCAATGTTGTTTTTGTTTGTGGTGACTTTTAATTTTTCTATTTCTAAATCATTTTGTAGTGTAGTTATATCTGTACGTATTAATGCAAAGTCATTAAATAAATTTCGTAAATCTTTAATTTCATCGGTGGACGTTACTTCTGCAATTTTCACTAAGTAGTGTTGCTTACCTGTTTCGTCTATGTAGTTTGTTAATTCGTCGCTGACTATCCTTAATCCGTGCTTTGGCTTCCAAGCACTTGAGTCATCCCCATCAAAGTAGGCGTCTACATAAATATTTTGTGGGTAAGTTGATGCTGTTAATATTACCATTTCTTCAAGTTCTACACGTAACCCATTTACATAGCCAACCCCCGCCAATACGCTAAAGCTGTTTTCGGTTTTGCGCGATTCAACTTTAAAACCATTATCAATGAATGAATCAGTGCCATTTAAATCTTTTGCTAAGTTTCGGGTTAGTTCGTCCATGCCGCTTAAACGTGCAGTAAAGTCTAACTGCCATGTTTCGGGTGATACGCTAATGCCTGCTAGGTCGGCTATGCCAGAGTACTCAATACCAAAGTTACGGTTTAGTGTGTTACCGGCACTGCCTGGCGCGGTAATTGTTTTGGCAACAGTTGGTACATGGCTAATGGCTACTAATGTTTGGTTTACAGATGAATACAAACCCACCCAGTTAAATTCGAACGGGCCCGTTACGCTGTCGAGCACGGTTGAGTAAACAACTACGTTGTCGTTAATTCGGCCTGTTTGTTGCACATTTTGTTGATGCACAATAGCGTTAGTTGGAATGCCTTCGTTACGATCAATTGCGGCGGCTGGGTCTTGCCCTGCTACGTTGGCAAAAATAAAGGTATCAATATCTAGCTGCTGGTTTGCTTGTGCTTTAGTTGCAAATAACTTTTCGCCTGCAAGGGTTATAACTTGTGCCATGGTTTAGTACTCCTGTTTAACATTTGCGACGGTAAATTCAGCATGGCTGTCCATCGTCATAAATCGGGTTGCTGGTAATAAATTGGTGTTAATTGTGGCAACGGTGTAATCGCTGTCGCCATCAAAGTTTTTTGGTGGTGCTGCTAATGGTTGTTTTGCAATAGTTACGTATTCATAGCGTCTAGTTGTGCGCCCGTATTGGCGGCACAGCGCATTTATTAAATTTTGCCTTGCGCCTAGGTCCGTATCTAATAACTGCAGGCTCACTACATCCCAATCAACGGTGCTTATTCGCTCGTCAATTGTTATCCACGGCATGCCAAGCTTTTCAAACATATCAAGCCAGCCGTTTTTGCTGCCTGCACCTTTAGCAAATGGCAGGGCGTATTTAACGCGGGTGCGGTACATTAGCTCAGTTTCGTTGGGTATTTGGCTAATGTCGCGTTCCCATGCGAGTAGGTGCACTAGTGCTAGTTCGGCGGTCATGGGGTCAAGCTGTTTAGCTGGCCATGCCAGCATGTCGGCGAAACGCTGCCAAAAAAGCACGCTGCCTTGGCGTAATTTGTCTAGTTCACTGGCAGGCTTTGCCAACCAGTAGGGCATTTTTGTAATATTTTGCCAGTCGATCATTAGGCGTTACCGTCCGTAATGGTTAAGGTATTAATGCGCGGTACGCTGTTGGCGCTTGTAATATCGCCTTGTGCCCAGTTTATTGAGTCGATACCGCTAAATTCGCGGTGTAGTTCTTGGCTTAATCGGCTGAAACTAAAACGGCTGTTTGGCGTGGTTTTGGTGGCGGTGTAGTTGTTGTTTTTACGAAACGCGCAGCGGATAAAGTCGTCAATATTGGCGAGTAGCGCGGTGACTTCTTCCGCTAATAAGTAGTTATGCGGGTAAATGGTTACGCCAAGGGTTTCGCTTGTGCTTGGCATGGCTAATACTTGTAAGTCGTCGCCGTGGCCGTGGTAGCCTTTCGCCATAACATAGTCGTTTAAGTCGCTGAGTAATTGCGCGGCGGGTTCGCCAATGTCTAACAATATAAACGCATTTGCTGTGCCGGGGCCGCGTGGCGCGTCGTGTTCAAAATAAACATTGTCGGTATTTAAGCCGCTTTGCTCGGTTAATATGGCGCGGTAAACCGCGTCAATGTGCCAAGGCGCTGCAGCGGTAAAAGCGTTGCGCGTTCTTAGCTTTAGTTCGTCGTTGGTTTCGGCATTAGCGCCTAGCGTTGTTAACCAGTCAGCGTCGTTATTTACGCTACCAATGCCCGTAACTGCTGATGGTAAGATATGGTAATATCCTGCGCCTAAATTATAATCTTCTCCGTCAAATTCTGCGGTTACGGGTACGTTAATGCTTAACTGGTTTTCGGGCAGTATTACGTCGTTATTTGTGATCACTCGGTACACTTGGCCGTTTATTTCGTCGGTTTGTATTACGGTGCCAGCGGCAATTAATAAGCTTGGTCCTGTACTTGCCGCGCGATAAAAAACAACATGGCCTTGGGCGGCTTGTTCGCTTTTTCGGGTAATGTCATGCTCCCACGCCTTTGCTTCAATAAAGGCGCTGTCGGTCGCGGTTTGTAAAAACAGGTTTGGCAACATAGTGTCGATTAAGACTTTGTTTACTATCCAGTTTGCAGGCTTGGCAACAATGGCAGTAATTAATCGCCAAAACGGTGAAAATGGCGAGTCGTTAGCAATAATGCTGCCCGCGGTTTCAACGTCGTTTTTAAATAGGTCTTTCCACCCTTGTTCTGTTGTGGGTATGCCTGCGTTTTCAACAATGCTTTTAAAGTCAATGTTTGGGTTTTCTAATGCCATGTTATGCGCCTACTAATGTGTTAATTGTGCCAAATTCAATGGTTTGTGCGCTTACCCACCATTCGCCCTTTTTAATGTCGTTTTGTTGCACGGTTACTGTGCCTGGCATAATGCGCAAATCGTCTTCAACCAATAATTTAATACGGGTTTGGGTGTCGGCGCCTACGCCTGTGCCACGGTCGCTAACTAATAGTTTCGCTAAGCCTGATTCTATAATCGCGTGCACTATGTCTTGCGCTATGGCGTTGCGGTCGGTTAAGTAGGTTGGGTTTTTTCCTGCGTCTAGCATGACATCGCCGTTTTCAATATGTAAATCCATATAAATTGCCATTAGCCGTGCATCTCCACAAAGTTCATAAAGTTGGTTTCACCTTTGGCTGGGTAAACATTAACGTTGCCAATTGATGTTGATTTTTGTTGATTCGCGTTTGATATTTGCTGAGTTATGCCGCCGTTTTCTACACGTGATTTAATTGGGGCAACCGCATCAACACTTGGAGCAATGGTACCTGATGAATTGAGATTGATATCTAAACCAGTAAACCCTGCAACCTGATCAATTACCCACATAACCCCATTTAAAAAACCTTTTAATAACGTTAACGCCGCTTTTAATGGAAACAGTAGAAAATCTATCCAACCAACATCACCCATTGACGCTTTTAGGTCGTCCCAGTAATAAATTAAGCCAGCAACGGCAGCTACCGCCAAGGCGATACCCGCGACAATTAGGCCAATTGGGTTGGCAAACATGGCTATATTTACGGCAAGTAATACTGACCGTAAACCTGACAGTCCAAGTGTTAATGCGGCGGTAATGCCTGACCATGACATGGCGGCAACGCCCCACGCTACCATTGCCATTTTGCTTGCGCCCATCACTAAGGTGAATAACCCCCCTGCTGCAATCATGGCGATAATAGCAACGGTGGTATAACCAATGAATTTAGTAAGATTTGGAAATGTTTTTGTAAACCACACCACGTCACTTCCAACACTAGACAGCCAACTAGCAAAGCTATTGAACATGGGTAGAATAGCCATTCCGAAAGTACGTTTTATTGCTGTCCAGCTTTGGCTTAATCGCTCGCTTTGGTCAGTCATGGCGGCGGCCATTTTTTCGGCTTGTTCCATGCCTTTTACTTTGCCTAAATCTTTTATTGAACCGTTTAAACCGTCGATGTCGTTCATTAATAACTTAACGGTGGAAACGGCCTCTTTGGATCCGAACGCTTTAGTTAGCTCGTCACTTTCGGCCACTTCTAAGGTGTCGCCGTATTTGCCTTTTATTTTTTCTAATATGTTTACCATGGGCAGCATTCGTCCTGCGCTGTCGGTAAAGGTTAAGCCGAGGGCGTTTTGTGCTTTACCCACTCCGGCTAAAAAGGCTCTGTATTTTGTGCCTGCTTCACTGCCTGAATATGTGGATTGCAATGTGCCTAATATTGCCATTTGTTCGTTCATGCCAATGCCAGCGCTTGTGGCCTCTGCGCCAATAGCAGTAAATGCACCTGACATACCCGCACCGGTAGTTCTGAACATTTCTACGGCGGTTGATGTCATACCCGTTACTTGTTCAACCCAGTTGGTTTTGCCCATACCAATGGCTTGGTTTTTAAAGATGCCATACATAACCCCCATATAGCTTGTAATCGTGTCGGCGTCGGCTTTGGTGGCGGCGGCTAATACGTTGCTTGATAACGTAAAGGCGGATAAATCAGCGTCGGATAAACCGCTAATGGCTGATTGTATGTCATAACTTGATCTAACAAACTCGGTGGCCGATTTTCCATATTCAATTGAAAATAATGATGCGGTTTCAGCCAATTGTTTCAGGGCGCTTTCGCGCACACCTAAACTTTTTACTTCGCCTAGTGCGCGGTCCATTTCAATTGCAGGCATAAGCGCATTTTTTAAGGCGTAACCACTGGCCGCAATACCTGCAATACCCGACGCCATTTGCATGGTGCCTTGTTGGTAGTTAGACGTTAACCCGTTTAAGCCTTTGGTTATTTTGGCAATAGGCTTAGTTATTTGGTCAATCAGTCCAACGGTAAACATTAATTGCTTTGGTAGCATTCGTGGTTATCCTATTTCTATCGGTTTACTAGTTAAAAACTAGCCCGAAAATGCCTTACTTACGGCGTTTACTACTATGTTTTCTAGGTCTTCTCGCTGTCTTTTCATTAACCATGCGGCTCTGGCTAGGCTGTGTTCGTCGTCGGCTTCGTGTGGTAGCAAGTGGCGGCGAATGGTTAGCAGTTGTTCAAAGCCGTTTTGTTCAATTGATTCGATCAGCGCTTCTATTTTTTTACGGTAATTTCCAAAATGGGCGAAAATTCAGCTTTTAACGTGCCTGCTATCTGCAGTTCTGTGCCTGGCGAATCTTCCAGTAATTTTTTAAAGTCGTCTTTTTGGTTTGCGTCAATAGTGCGCATGCAAAAGTTATGGGCTGCGGCGGTCATTGACTCACCACGCGCGGCGCTGTCAACAAAGGCGCTGTGGTCTTGTACGGCAATGCTAAAATTAAAGTCGGTGCCTGCAATGGTTAATGTAATTTTGTTTTTCATGTGTTTACCCTCGATAGTGTTACGTGTTGTTAAATTTTTTTTATTTGCTTTCTAATAATCGGTCTAACTTGGCGTTTATTTTGTCAAACTGCTTCATGCTGCGGGTTTGATCTTCTTCGCGTATTTTTTGTAAATGCAATATTTCAACACTGTTTAAATCAACGCGTTTATCAATGCCCGAAATAAACCAAAACCCGCTAATAGTGACAATGGCCGTTGATATAATGTGCGTAAGGTTTACTTCTTTTTTTAAGTGCCATTCGCTTGGATTTTTATCGCTCATTATTTGGCTACGCCTTTTATTTTTTCCACGGTGCGCAAACTGGCTAAGCCAAGCAACATGCCGACAAGTTCCATAATATTGTCGCCGGTAAACGGAAACGCTAAAATAACGTCTTGCGCCAAACACGCTTGCGCCCAAATAAATGCACCAATGGCAAATTTAACCGGAAAAAACACAAACAAGCCTAGCGCGGCAACCCAAAGCAATGCAGGCCGACCACCAGCAACAAAACTGCTGCGGTGATTCGCGGCGGCAACATTGGCAAGGGCTTGCATTAATAACGGCTTTTGCTTTATTTCGGCTAAGTCGTTTTGTAATTGGCCGCGTTCTTCGTCTGACGTAAACAGCGCGTCGCCTGCTTTGCCGATGGCTTCAATTGGGTTACCAGTGCCTATTATTTTGCTAAACCAGCCCATGTTATTGCCCTTATAAATTTACGATGCGTTTTAACCAACCGTATTGGTAGCGCTCTTGCGTTTGGTCTTTTAGTGCAATGTCTATACAAAAACTAATGCGCTTGCTTTTAATGGCTTGAAATAACACCACTAACCCTTGTTTTTGGCGGTGCTGATAAAACAGCTTTAACGCTTCAAGGGTTTTACTGCCAACAATACCGTCGGCGGTTAAATCGCTATAAAGCGTTTGTTGCTGATTAAGCACGTTAAGCACTTGTTGCAGGGTTTTGCCTGCTTTGGTGATCCCCGAATGTACGCCAAAGTCGAACAGCTGCACGGCCAAGTCGTCGTGGTAACTAGCGATATGGTCAAGCTTTAGCGGTTGCCAATAGCGTTTTTCGTAAAGTGCAAAGGCCACGTTAAACGACAAGTCTGCCATGGGGCCGGTGTAACCATTTTCTCGCGCTACCGCTTTGGTAATGCCGTACATGGTTTCGCCGCCACGGTCGCTTGGGTCGTTACTGTAACCACCCTCGGCGCGGATAACTTGTGCGATTAACGTTTGCTTTAAACTTTGCATTTTTACTTTTTCCTAGCTTTTGCTTTTTTACTGTTGGATGTTTTTGATTTCTTCTGGGCGCAAATATGGCACGCCGTTGATGTTGACAAAATCAGGGTCGGTTACGTCAAACGGTATTTTGAACATTGAGGCGCTGCCGCCTTTTTTGTCGATGTCTAAAATGTCGCTAAGCTTGATGCGGCAACCAAAGGCTTCAACTTTCATTTCGTCTTTTGCTGTTTTTGCATAAAATAAAATGTCAAAGGTTTTCATGCCGCGCCACGAACCGGCTTTTTTTGCCGCGTTTGAGATCAGTTTAAAGTTGCTGGCATTGACGGCAATTTCTCCACTTGCTGATACGTCGCCATCAACGTAACCGTCTGGCACTCCACTGGTTTGGCTGACGGCGCTGTTGTCGGTAATGTTTAGTGTTGCTGTGTCAACGTGGACCATGATGTCGCCCAAGTTAACGTTAAAATTCATTCCTGATAAACGCATGGTTTATGCTCCTAACTCGTTAGATAAATCTAATAAAATGTTGACGGTAATTTCTTTCGGGCTGTTGTATGGGCGAACTACCATGTAGATCACTACGCTTTTGTTGCTGGTCCATTCAATTAAAATGTCACCCTCGACTGGTGGTTGTATTTCACCGGGGAACGGCGTGCCTAAAATGGTGGTGCTTTTGCTCATTTCGCGCAGTGGCTTCATAAAGTAGCTTTTGTTTAACTCGATGCTGTTCGGCGTTGAGTTAAGCGCACGATTACCGACGCGGCGAATAGCTAACACGCGCACTTTGCGACTGGCTTTGTGTACGCTGCGTAAATGTTCAAAGTATTGATAATCGCCGCCGTTCGCGTCTAACGTGGTGGCGTCGCCCCAGTAAATACCCTCAAAATCGGCATACCATTGCGGCACACTTAAACGGTTGTTGGCTAAGGTTTCTAGTGTGGCAAGTGTTAGCGGTGCGGCTGCGCTATCGGTAGGCGCTGCGCCTAACCCTAAAACCGCGCCTGTTGCTACGCGCATTGGGCTGTCGGCAATGCTAACGCTGCTGTCGCATAATCGGCCTGCTAATACGCCAATGTTGTTAGTGTGCAATTGCGGTACGGGTACAACCAATTCGGCGACAATGCCGTTTTGCAACGCAATGCTGGCCGTTTCATACTGTGACCATGTTTGTGTTGCGTCGTCGATACCTGGCAAGGCAATTAAGCCGGAAACAAAGCGGCCTAAACTGGCTTGTAATGCTTTTAGGTAGTCGTGCGTGGCGGTAAGCTCTGGCGCGGTGGTTTGCGGGTCACAAAATACTATGGTTTCAAAGCTTTGTACTTCGTTGGCGCGGTCGCATGCTTCAAATAGGTCTTCAACTGCGGCTAACGGGTAAACCGCTGCTGTCCAGTTTTGCCCTGCGTTAAGCTGCGCGGCAATTAATTGCGTGCGTAGGTCGCTATTGGCGAATACGTCGGTTAAGTCAGTTTGTGCACCTACGCTAAACAGTTGGCTTTCTTCATCAACATGGCCTGCTAAACCAATGAAAAGAAAATGACGTTCAACGGCGGCAATATCGCCCTGACCTAGATTTAAATTGTTTACTTGCACTTTGCCTAATGACATCGTTTTTTCCTCTTGGTTTGCTGTTTGGTTTTACTGTTCGTTAATACGTTTATTAACGGTTAAGTTGTTGTAATATTTTTGCTAGGTCGCGCTGCACCGCTTGCGCGTTATCTCCTAAAAATGGCCTTGCTTGTACGGGTATTTGCCAATTTGTTTTTACCGTTTTGTTACGCAATTTTTGCAATATAAACCCGGCTTTGCCGTGGCTCAGTGTTGCCATAATTTCTTTAATACTGGCGCGGCGGTATCGGTTGCCCTTGCCGCGTTTTACTTTGTAACCCTCGGCCCGTAATGCTTTGGCTTGGCTGCGACTGCATGGCGCTTTGTAATCTGGCTTGCCGTGTATGCGTGCCATACGGCTAGCGGTCATTTTTTCGCTACCGCCGCCCTGCTGTAATGCGGCAATACGGCCTGTTAATACATTTTTGTGCTTTAGTTCTAAGCGTTTGGCATTTTTTACGTAAGGCTCTAATGTGCGACCTAGCTTTTTTAGCATTTTGCCTTTTTTGCCGCTTGCCCTTGGGGTGAATGTTTCACCCGTTACGGTTTTTTGTGCCTGTATTCTTTTACGTGCCTTGGCGCGTTGTTGCCTGCCCAGTGTTTTTAATAACCTAATGCGCTTGTTGGCTGGTAGTGCTAACAATTGCATTTGTTGTTTTAGGTTTAGTGCCTGCTTAGCGTTTGGCTTAATGCTTAATTGCATACGGTTAAACCTGTTTAATTTTGTTGCTGTACGGTTACGTCTACGTTTTCAGCGATGTTGATCGGTGCGCTGTTGACTTTGTAACGGGCGTTATTAAAAAACACGGGGCCGTTAACGTCGGGTATTAGCTCGATGTTGTCGATCAGTTCAACGTCAATAATTACCGTGGCGTTGTCGCTGCTGATTTCGTCTATGTCAATTTCAGGATCATTTAATTGGTAAATGTCGCGTTCGTTATCGTGGTCAATTAAAAAAGCCGCCACCATAGCTAATAGGGAGTAAGCTGCTATGCGGCGGTGTGGAAAATTTTCAATAACGATTACGCCGGTATGTTTCCATTTTGCAACCTGGTAACCGTTTTCGCCTCGGTCTTCGCCGTTTATGATCAGCGTGCCGCTTTCTTGCCACGCGTCAATATTGTTGGTTTTTATAACCGGCTGTAGGCTTTTTAATAGGTGTTCGCCCAGTTGTTGTAATTGGGTTTTTTGGCTGCATTGGCTCATAGCGTGTGCACCCCTGCTCGACCAAGGCCAAGCAATAAACGCACGCTGCGGTTACTTTGGGCTAATATCGCGTTTTGTTGGTCTGCGTCTTGGGCTTTGTTGTTGCCTGTGTCTTTTTGGTCAACCGCTGAAAAGTACCCCATTAAGTCGGCATGCGAACGGGCGTATACTGCGCCGCGATAAATACTGATTTGCATTTCTGAAAATTCGGGCACGCCAAGCGATAATGTAAACGGTAAGGTTGGAGCAACGTCCTTGTAATCTCCGGTGGCTATGGACAGCACTTGTTGTTGAATTTCGCTAACGCTGCGGTTAAGCGAGTCGGCCAGTACCGTTTCTTCATAAAATTCAGGTATGCGGCGGTGTTGTCTAAATTCTGCAGTAGATAAAACAGGCCAACCACTATCGGTGTCGATAATGATGTTTGCTTGTTGTTCTGCTTCAAATCCAAATGTCATGCCGTATTCCAATTTTTAAAAACGTTACTGTAAAAGGGTTCAGAGCGGTTAGCGTCGACGCAATTATTAAAAGTCGCCTTTTAAATGCTCGGCTAGCGCTCTGGAGGGTTGGGAGCTGGTTCTGCCGTTACTGTTCAGCTAGCTATTAACTGGCCGTAAGTTCGGTAATGGCTCTAATACGCATGGCGATTTTATTTCGCACGGTTTTAACTTGCGCATGTTTGTGTAGTTCTGCGGCCTTTGCCAGTAGTTCGTCGGCCTTTCGTAGCCGTTTAAGGTCGCCAACGTGGCTTGGTGTAACGTCGCCGTTGCTTTTTCTAAGTAAGGCGAGTCCGGCAAATTTATAAAATTTTGCGGTAACTTGCTCTGGTAGCGCCCACTCGTTAACAACTTTGGTGAATACGTCGCTAAAATATGGCTCGATACTTTGGCCGTTTTCTGCTTGAGTTTCTGCCCACTCGAAAACAGTGTCGGCGATAAAGCCGGGCCACTTTCGCTTGATAATGTTGGGCATAGGCTGATTTTGTTCAATGGCGATGATGCCGTACTCAATGGCGCGGCTGTAGCTGCCTGTGTCAAACAGCCAAATAATGCAAAAACTAAAGATGGGATTATCAATTTGCTTTTCTTCATTTGGTAGAACCTTTAAATATTGTTCGGTTATCGGTAACCACTTCGGCAATAAAACATCGCGTTTGTGGGCTATTTTGTCGGCGCGTCTAACAAAGCTTTTAAGCTTTTTAACGTCGCTTTCAAGTTCAATTATCTGCAAATGCAGACTTGGGGCGTAAGTTCCGTCGCCCGTTAGTGTTACTTTTTCGAGCTGCTTTTCGGCTTTTTGGCTTTCTTTGAACTGGAGGATTTTCGCGCCGCCGATGGCTTTTTTAGCTCGGTGGTTGCCTCTTTCAATGTTTCAGTCGCGTTGTTAATGTCGTCGGCTGTGTAGGCCAAATCGCTAGCGGCTAGGCTGACATTATCGGCGGCTTGGTCAACGTTGGCGGCTGATTCGTTTACGTTGTCGGCGCTGTTTTCAATGTCGTCTTTAACGGCGTTAAGTTCGTCAACGTCTGAAATTTTGGTGATTTCGCCTTGGTCGTTCGTTTCCACTTTTGCGGTCATGGTTACGTCTTCACCTTTTGCGATATCTGCGGCAAAAAAACTGATGTTTTCATCAATGTATTTTTGGGCGGTTACTATGGCGTTTTCTTCGGGCACATTTAACAGTTGTGCCAGTAATGCCAGTGCAGGGTTAACCGGCGCTTGGTTGGCTTTTTTGGCGTTTTCTGCAGCAATTTTTAATTGGCGTTGTCTAAATTCGGCAATTTTACTCATGGGTAAATCACTCTTTTATGTTTGGGTTTTGCACAAATAGCGCGGTGCGGCTGCGCTATTTGTGCATTACAAGGTTAAGCTTGGGCTTAAACCGTTGGGCCAATGGTTAGGGCTGATTCGTCAACGGCTGCATATGCTTCGTACTCTTCAACCGCGTAACCTTCGTTGCGCCAATATTTGTCTTCGTACTGCTTACGGTCTTCCACGTTTTCAGACTTGCGCTGTTTTGTGCCGCGCTGCGTGTAAATGTGTAAGTTTTTAAGCATGGTTACTACGATACGTTTGCCAGGGAAAAACGGTGGCGTGTACGCTGTTAGGCCGCCAATGGATTTGTCCATTTGCTGCGCTGCCACTTTTTCGCTTGGCGTGTCGGCTTTGTTCATCATGGCTGTTTGTGCTGCCGCGATTAAATCAGAGCCAACCAATACCACTAAACGTGGGTCGTTGCGTAGCGCTGGGTGAATTAGCGTGTTGCGTAATTCGGTAACAATAGCGTCAAGTGTTGCATAGTCGCCGCCGCCTGCTGGGTCAAAGAAAATTGGCGCGGTCATGATTTGGCCTGCGGCTTTGTCGGTCACTAATTTGTGCCAGCCAATGTTTACGTCTTCGCCAAGTGGGTTTGCCACTGGGTCAGTGTTGGCGGCTGCCGATACACCGTTAAAACCAACGCGTAGCATGTCAAGCGCAAAACGTTGTGTTGCGTTTTGGTTGATTAAACGCATAAATTCGTTTTGGCTGCCTGCGTTGCCCCAAACTGACAATAACGCCCATGTTAATGCTGAACATGAGTCTGTTTCGGTTAACTCGTAAGTGTGGCCGTCTACGTCTTGTTCTGTAACAAAACGTGCGCCGCCTTTGCGGCCTGTAGCAATGGCAAAATTACCAACTTTAACCACTTGACCTTTGATTTGGTCAACTTCCATGGTTGTGATCATCGACAAGAATTCAACCGATTCTAAAAGCGCGGCTTTTAGTTTGGTTTCTTGTGGGCCAGTAATGGCAAACTGGCGGTTTACGGCTTCAACGCCGTATGTTTTTGCTAATTGTTCAGCGAAATTTTGTAAAAATTCCGACGCTTGTTTATTTAATTGCATGTGGTTGCTCGCTTAAATATGGGTTTAATAACAGTTACGGTTTTTGTTTAAGCGTTTACTTAAACGAGTGAAACGCTATCGCCGTTGCCTGCTGGGTCGGGTTCTTGGCCGCCTGTTTCTTGGCTAAGTGCGTTAAACTTTGTTTCAATGGCGCCGAACTTTTCAGCTAAACCGCCTAATGTGTTATTTAGTTCGTCGAATTGTTCAGCGGTAACGCTTGGCGCGGCTGTTTCTTCTGCCGGTGCTTGTTCTTCTGCAGGAGCTGCCACGTTGAATTTTTCAACTTTAGCTTCAAGGTCACTAAACTTTGTTTCAATGCCGTCAATTTTTGTCGTAATATCGCCGAATTGAGCCATTAGGGCGTCGTGTTGTTCTTTAGTCATGGTGTTTTCCTCGGCGATATTGGGTTCAACCTCAGCCGTTTGTGATGTTGAAAAGAGATTAATAAGTTGGTTGAATAAGCTTTTGGCTTGTTCTTGTGTTGCGGCTGCGGTGTTGGCGGTGCTTTGTGGGGCGGCGATAATGAAGTCACTGTGTTGCAGCGATTCTAATTCGCTGTAGTCGTGTTGTATTTCATTATCACCAATAGAGAATTTAAGCATGGTTGTGCCGGTACTGGCGGGGCTGTCGGTAACCGCTAAACCTTGTAGGTAACATTTGCCACTACCTGCAAAATCTAGGTTAGGTTCGATTGACATAAACAACTTTTGTCCGTCTTTGTTGGCGTCGAGTAAATAGCTATTTGCGGTAAGTTTAACGAATAAGCAAAGTTTGCCGCCTTTTTTCGCGGCTTTTACGGCGTCAACTGTGCCCCAGTTTTTGCCTTCGAATGGTCCCCAGCTTGAGCGGAAATGTTCCGGCCAAATAACAGCGGTGTATTCTTCGATTGAATAGGTTTCGGCCATGTCTTCGATCCATTGTTTGGTAATCGTTCGACCGTCAACGGTTGCGCCCTCTTTGGCGGCAACTACCCAACCCGTTTTCGCTGTTTTATCTGATGCCATGTTATAGCCTGCAATTATTTGTTTAATTGCTTGCAGCATAGCCATAAAAACACGCTGATTAAATCGGTATTGTTTTGGTGAATTCCTAGATTTGACTTTTAGGAAAAGCTAGGTTTTTTAATGCGTTATATGCGTGTTGCAAATGAATACACTGTGACGAGTTATTAAACTTAGTGGGTATTTTATTAAACGCAATGGCATATAGTGTAGAAATTAGGGAGGCGGCAAAACGGCTTTATTTACGCCACCATACCCCAGATGAAATTCGCAATGAATTGGGCTTGCCAAATAACCGCGTTATTTACTATTGGGCAGACAAGCACAATTGGCGCGATATGCTACGCGAGGAAGACGTTGACGAGGCGATTGCACGCCGCATTGTAATGCTGACGGATATTAGCGACAAAAGCGGCAACCAAATTAAAGAATTAGACATGCTGATTGAAAAGCATGTAAAGCTGAAAAAGCAACGGGCGAATGCTGAACAACAAGCACAAAGGCAACAAGGCGGTGCAGCTGCCGCGACAAGTTCCCCAAATGGTAAGCGCGGCAAAGGTGGTGATTCCCAAAATGGGAAAAACGATCATAAAAAAAGTGGTCGTAAGAAAAAGAACGATGTTAGCCATTTGGTGGCTGAAGACTTTGGCACTTGGTATGACTCGTTGTTTGAATACCAAAAAACCATGCACGAGAATTTGCACCAGCGTATTCGTAATATTTTAAAAAGTCGGCAAATTGGCGCAACGTATTATTTTGCCGGTGAAGCATTTGAACAAGCGGTATTAACCGGCGACCCACAAATATTCTTGTCGGCTTCGCGCGCACAAGCTGAAGTTTTTCGCACGTATATTATTGCTATTGCCCATGAGTTTTTCGAAATTGAATTAACCGGCAACCCTATTGTATTAAATACCGCACACGGCGAGGCCGAACTGCGGTTTTTAAGTACCAACAGTAAAACCGCGCAAAGTTATCATGGCCATGTGTATATAGATGAATACTTTTGGATAGGTAAGTTTGACGAGTTGAACAAACTGGCCAGTGCCATGGCTACGCATAAAAATTGGCGTAAAACTTACTTTAGTACGCCGTCGACCAAAGCGCACCCCGCGTACAACTTTTGGACGGGTGATCACTGGCGACGGGGTAAAGCTGATCGCGAAAATATCGAGTTTCCCTCGTTTATTGAAATGCGCGACAAAGGGCGTCTTTGCCCTGATAAGCAATGGCGCTTTATTGTCACTATTGAAGATGCCTTAGCCGGTGGTTGTGAGTTATTCGACATTGAAGAACTGCGCGACGAATACAACGCCGATGATTTTAACAACCTGTTTATGTGCATTTTTGTTGATGATGCCGACGGTGTATTTAAGTTTAGCGACTTAGAAAAATGTATGGTTGATGCGGCACGTTGGCAAGACCATAAACCTGCCGAGCCAAGGCCATTTGGTAACCGCGAGGTTTGGCTTGGTTATGACCCGTCACGAACGCGCGACAATGCCACGTTGGTGGTTGTTGCACCAGGGGAGAAAAAAGGCGAAAAATTCAGAGTATTAGAAAAACACTATTGGCGCGGTTTGAACTTTTCGCACCATGTTAGCGAGATTCAAAAAATATACGCTAAGTACAGAGTTACTTATATTGGGGTTGATACTACCGGCATTGGCGCAGGGGTATTTGATTCAATTAGCACGTTGTTTCCGCGTGAAGCGACGGCTATTCATTACAGCGTAGGCAGTAAAACGCGCTTGGTGTTGAAAATGATTGATATTATTGAGGGTGGCCGCTTGGAATTTGACGCGAGCCATAAAGATATAGCAATGAGTTGTTTAGCGATTAGGCGAACAACTACCGATAGCGGCAGCAGTATTACGTTTAAAGCTAGCCGCGATAATGTAACGGGCCACGCTGATGTGTTTTTTGCCATTAGCCACGCTGTTATTAACGAACCACTTAACCACGCACATAAAAGGTCTTCATCATGGGCAATGCAGAATTAACAACAAATACACCAGGCGACACGCCAAGCGATAAATCTCCGCAAAAACAACAAAACGCGCCTGTGGTGTTTAGTATGCCCGAAACGGTTATGCCAAATATGTGGCTAACCGATTACGATTCGTTATTTTATAACGACGGCGACGGTTATTGGGAGCCGCCCGTTGACCGTTTATTGTTGGCTAATTTAGTAAGACGAAACGCGCAGCATGGCGGCATTATTTATGCGCGCGCTAAAATGGCCGCGGCGCGTTTTGAAAGCGGCGGCATGACCAACGAACAGGTTGAAGCGGGGCTGATTAATTTGGTGCAATTTGGTGATTTGGCATTGTTAAAAATACGGAACGGTTTTGGCGTGCCTGTGCGGTTGTTTCCGTTGCCCAGCTACCGAACGCGCGTTACGGGTGACGGTGGCGCTGCGGTGCTTGAGCGCGAAAATAACATTAAGCGTTATAAAGCGCGCGATATTGTGTGGGTAAAACAGTACGACGTTGTGCAACAAGTTTATGGTTGCCCTGATTATTTAGGCGGTTTACAAGCGGCCTTGTTAAATGAAGATGCGACGTTATTTCGCCGTAAATATTTTATTAATGGCGCGCACATGGGGTTTATTTTGTATTCGACCGATCCGAATATGGACCCTGATGTTGAAGACGAAATTAAAGCAAAAATTCAAGACAGTAAAGGTGTGGGCAATTTTAAAAGTTTGTTTGTCAATATTCCTAACGGTAAAGAAAAAGGCTTACAAATTATTCCCGTGGGTAATTTTGAAAGCAAAGACGAGTTTATGAACGTTAAAAATGTGTCGGCGCAAGACGTGTTAAACGCGCACCGTTTTCCACCGGGCTTGGCGGGTATTATTCCGGCAAATACGGCTGGCTTTGGCGACCCTGAAAAAACCGATAAAGTGTATTTTAAAAATGAGACTAAACCCTTAATTAAAAAGTTGATTGATGCGGTGGCGAACGACGCTGAAATTGGCGGTCGTTTAAAGTTGGTGTTTGATCTAGAGGTTGAATAATTAACAACTTGACGATAGGGCTTAACGGCCTACCCAATCGTGTTCTTTTATTTGTTCGATAATTTGCGCGTGTTGTTCTAGCTTTTTTAATGCGCGGGTTAAGTTGCTACTGGGCACGCTGTTCAACGCTGCCGCTGCGGTTTTATTTATGCCACGCACTAGGTGATCACTTAGTGCGTTTTTTATGTTTTCGCTTTTTATGCTGCTAAATTTTACTAGTAAATTTAGTCTTTTTTGGCTTTGTGAACCTTTGTATAAACACTTCATTTTTTTATGCCTGCCCTATTAGCACTTTTTTGGTTTTATTGGTGCTGTTAAAACTTATCACTTAACTGATAAATTATTTTACTTTGTTGTTGTTGACCTCACAACAACTGTATAAAATAACAGTATAAATTATGTTCATGGGGTGAAATATGGCACGGGTTAATTGTCCTAATTGTTTGGCGAAAGCAACGGTAACGTCACGCGAAAAACAATCAGACCATGTTGTACATTTGTATTGCTCGTGTAATAACACGAAAGCGTGCGGCGCTACGTTTAGAATTTGCCAAAGCTTTGACCATTTTTTAAACCCACCGGTGACCAATACCACTGAAATGGCCGCGGCACTGTTGAAGCAGTTACCACGGCAAGCGCAATTGGATTTGTTGAATAGTTGTTAGTTTATGCTGCAAATTGATTTTCTTTCTCTTCCCCTATATTTGCACTAACTAAAGCTTGCGCTACTGGTGGACAAACAGCGTTACCACATCTAGCCACTTGCTTTGCCTTTGATAATTTTTTCCCGTTGCTGTCATGACTAATTAAATAATCACTTGGGAAACCTTGAGCGGCGAACAACTCATGCGGTTCAAGCATACGCATGCCAATATCTACAATTTGATAATCTTCACCTTTAATTGTGATCAGGCCAAATCTGTCTTTAGTGGTTACAGTGTGCAAAGGCTTATCTAATCGGTGAGCATTACCAGTGCCATAATATTCAACTAGAAATGCTCTTACTTCCCCAATATGAAAACCACCGGCTGAAATGGTATGAACTGGTTCGTCTGTTCCGTGGCCGATATTATCGCCGCGCATTTTAACCATGTGACTTGTTACTAACGCGTTATGGTCTTTGGCTGTAACTGTATGCAATGGCGTTTGAATATCTGAGCCATTAACGCCTGTGTAATGCTTTGCAATATGCGCTGAAACTAAAGCAAAATGCCCTCCTTTTACTTGGGCGCATATAGTTCTTAACGGTTCATCTAATGCCATATTACGTTGACTTGAACCATTTGCATGTTCAGTAATAAAAGGTGTTGAACATTCTTGAGGAACGACGAATGGTTTGTTCGAGTTAATTACAAATTTTTCTAAACCTTTTGCAATACGTGCCATTGTTTTTTCAGCTAATGGTTTTTTACGATTAAAAATAGACCTAACTGGCACATTCCAATCAATAATGTCTGCTGCGGTTTTAAATGGCAGTAATCCATCGCCATGTGTAGCGCTAGGCCATTTAATGGGTTTATTGTCATTACGCGCAACTAGAAACAAACGTTTTCTAATGGTTGGTGTGCCGTAGTGATGCGCTTTTAATATTTTCCATTCAACGGTGTAGCCCAAACCTTTTTCAATAGCTGATAAGTCAAAATCATCACCTAATGCTGACTTTACTTCATCTATGGCTGGGTGATTCAATGATAACCCTGTTGATAAGGCTGCAACAAATGCTTTGAATGTTTCGCCTTTACGTTCTTTGCAGGCTTTACCGTCTTCTACTGGCCCCCATGTTAAAAACTCTTCAACATTTTCAAGCATTATCATTCTAACTGGCACAAGAGCCGCCCAACGAACAGCAACCCAAGCAAGGCCACGAATGTTTTTATTAACTGGAATATTGCCTTTTGCTTTTGAGAAGTGTTTGCAATCGGGACTAAACCAAGCCAACCCCACCGACTTACCATTACACGCTTCAACGGGGTCAACGTCCCACACTGATTCACAATAATGTTTTGTTTCTGGGTGGTTCATTCTGTGCATGTCGATAGCATCTTGATCATGGTTTATTGCAATATCAACATAACGATTTAATCCTAACTCCATTTCCATGCCAGTGCTCGCACCGCCACCCCCTGCAAAATTATCAACGACTAACTCATCTGGTAAAATCATTCTTTTAATACTCCCGTTTATTTTATTAATGTCCGGAGCTGCTTGGCTAACTCCGGACTTTGCTTTTTTTTAGCCTCGATAGCTGCCTTGGCCTTGGCCGTTCTGGTTGCTTTCGCTGTCCCAAAAGGTTTTTTGTTCAAAATAGGTGTTTTGGCAATTCACGGGTTTAAGGTAAATTTTTTCTCTTATGCTAATGTTGCCGTCGGGGTGTTGCCATTTGGTTGCTTCGCCTATGGCCATCCATTTGTTTTTTAATTTTGGTGTTTGTGTACCTGGTATAAATACCGGTTGGCCGTTAATGGTTTCGGGGAATTTGTCAACGGCGGCAACAACGCGGCCTTTGTCGATCACTTGACTACGGGCTTGGTTTTGCGGTGCATAGCTTTGGTTTGTGCCATGGGCTTGCGGGTGGTTCTTTGGTGCATATTGGCTTTGGTTCTGATTGTTCATGGTTTTTTCCTTTGGTTAGTTAATTTTTTTAGCTTTCAATTTTCAGTTGTTGATCAAGCGGTTTAATTGCGCTTTCGTCGTCGTAAAAGTCGGTATCGATAAATTCCGACGGGGTTCGGGTAACTTTTAGCTGTATTTGTATTTCTTCTTTTCCGTCAAGTAATACGCCAAGGGCTATTTCGTTGTTGGCGTAGTCACCGGCGAACATTTCTTGCAATAGTTGCTCAATGTTGTTGCTGGCCGTTTCGGCTATTTCAATTGCAGCGCTCATGGTTAAGTCCTTAATGATGTTTTTTCTTATTCCATATCTTTTGCATTACCTGCTGTTGCTCGGTAATGTTTTTATTGATTTCTTCGTATAACGCTTGAACCTGAGTAACGGCTATATCTTCGTTTTCACTTGCGCTTAACTCAGAAAATAAAATAAATGCGGTAAGTGCTCCCGAATAGAAACTAGATTGCATGCTGTTAGTTTGAATTTCTGACCATTCTTTTGAACCCAAGGCTGCGCAAAATTTTTCACATTCTTTTTTTATGTTTTTTTTCATTATTTAATACCTACTATTTTTTTTAGCCATAATTCACATTGGTATAGGTTTTCGTCGTTCCAATTTGAGTGCGTGCGCATGTTTAAAATTTGGATAAATAGTTCACGGTTGTCATGGTCAAGATTGCTGAACTGGCGTAAATCAATCGGGCTTTTTTTGCCGCGATAACAGCTGATAAATGCTTTGGCTAAATACTTGCCAACCCAATGGCTTTGTAGCTCTGTTACTACGGTTAATAATTCGTTTATGTCTAGTGTATTTGTGTTGTCTGCTAGTTCTAGTGCTTTGGTTAATTCGTTCATGTTGTGGACTCCCATCCCTAAAAAATTATGCTGTGCAGTAGGTAAACCATTTTTCTTTCGTGAAGCTGTAAACACGACAATAGTTATGGCCTGATTTTTTTAGCCATTGGTCGATGTAGCGTTTGGCTATTTTTTCGGTTTTATATATTTTTATTTTTTTTGTTTGTTCGGTATCAAATACGTTGATACAAAAGTTAACCTGTGTTTTTGACATGCTGTGGACTCCCATCCCGTTTAATAAAATTTTTATCTGTTGTTTTTGGCTATAGTTGCCAGTGTTCACGTAATTTGTGGCCGCGTGGTCCGCGTAGCTTTTTAAGCGCGTTGCGAATAATGTTTGAAATATGTTGTTGACTGCAGCCGCATATGTCGGCAATTTCGCCGGTGTTTAATGTGTCGCCGCGTTGGGCTATTGTGCAAAGCACGCTTAACCCTAAATCAATGTCGATATTGCCTTGTTTTGTTTTTGCCATGCATTTCCCCTTTTAAAATTAAGTAAGATCAAAACGTTTAAATAAATTTTATGATCAGTCCCACCAATCAATTTCGGCTTCGCCGTTGGCCACGGCGTTGGCGTGTTGCCAGTCGTGTTGGTTTGGTGTTCTTCGCCCGTTATTTTTTGCCTGGTTAAAGGCAATATTTACTAAATCGGTTGAATGCTGAAAACTTTGGCGCGGCGGCTGCGTGTATTCGTGCAAGCTGTATTCGCCATTGGGCAAGCGAACGCGCGTTATTAAGTTGTTTTGTATGCCGTGCACGTTGGCAAAATGGGCGATTTCAGCGCGTTTTTGTTGTTCGAGTTGTTGATCACTGTTAATTATTTTTATTTGATCACCGCAAAGCTGAAAAATTTGGTCTTTTATCCGCACCCGCTTGCCGCTTTTTAGGGTATGTAGCTGGGTGTCTGATAATCCTAGCGAGTCGAGCTTGTTGTTTTGGCTCGACGTGGTGGCAACCCCTGATTTGCTTGGAGTACAGTTATTCCCACTAGTCCAAGACTGGTCGGCGGGGCCGACAAAACCAACTTCCTGCGCCGCTAATTTTTCCGCTGTTCCCTTTAACTGTTTGGTCCATTGGGTTACACGGGTAAGCAGTGTTGCGTCTTCAATTACCGATACTTCACCGCGCATTTCTCGCAGGGCTTGGGCAACTGCTGTGGTGCCGGTGGCTACGCCTTTTATTTTTTTAACGGTTTCAGCGTATTGGTTGCCCATGGTTATTTCTTCATAAGCGGTTTTAAAGTTGGCATTGCGACCAATGCGCATGCCGCCCATAAGTTTTACAAATTCTTTCCATTGGCCTTGGTCGGCAGCTTGGCGAATGCGTTCAAGATCGAATTGTTCTATAGGCTCACGCACGCGACGTAATTCGCGGTAAACGGTTACGCTTGGGCTACCTTGAAATTGAAATTGGCGTATGTTCCACGTACTTGCCCATGCCAAAACGGGGCTAACACCGTGCTTTTCGTTGGCTATGCTTTCGCCTGTTTCTGCATCTTCGTGATCATGTATTTTGTATCCGTCAATATTTTTTGATATGTATTTGGCAATGTAACCGGCTGCGCTGCCCTTTTTGGGGTCGATTACTACGGCGGTAAAACGTGGCGCAAAGGTGCGGTAAAACTTTTCGGGCGCTTTGGCTTTTATGCCTTGGCTTTTTTTATGGCCCCAAAGTTGGCGCTTTTGCTTGTAGGCTTTGAATAGTATTTGGCGCTGTTCTTTGCTGCCGCGCTTGCGCAGTTCTTCAACGTTTTCAGCAATAAAGTATTTACGTAATATGGCGGTTACCCATTGCACGCGGTGTTGTGGAATAAATAACATCATGTGCCAGTGTGGGCAGGCGTCGGCGTGTGGTTCGGCTACTCGAATGCCGTAATAGTCAAGCCCTAGTCGGTCAAGCTTTGCGCGTGCGCGTGCCCAGGTGTTAACTAAATAATTTTGTGCGTCTTTTGGGGTGGCGCCATTCCAGTGGTCAGAATTTGCGTGATATTTTGACGGGCATGTCATGGTGTAAAAAACGCCGATGTAGTTCATTTCGTTGGCGAGTTCTTCAGTTTCGCGCATGCGTAACATAAGTTCGTTACGGCGGTTTACGGGGTTTGCCATGCCTGCGTCAACGGCTTGCAGTAGGTTTATGACTTCGCCTTGCTCGTTTTGTAGTTCTAATTTGTCGAGATATTCACGGCCTGACTTTTGCGCTGTTATGTATTCGGCCTGTGCTTGTTTTGATGAATACGGGCTGATGCCACGGCGCACGGTTTGTTTAGTTTTTTTGACGTGGTATAAATCTTTTCCCACTTGGCCGGTGGCAATTTCTATTAGTTCTAAGTAACGGGCACGAACGCCTTTTAATTTGTTTGCCCACCATTTATCACACTGCAGTTTTAGCATGGCGCTTTCGATTTGTTCGACGGTTTTTTTATCGCGCTTGTGCCAGTGGTCGGGCGTTACTTGCATGGTTTGTGCGTAGTCGCCAATGTATTCAAAAGCGGCGCGTAGGTTTTGTTCGTAGCTTTCGGTTGTTATGCCGTCGGCGCTTTCGATTAATAGGCGGGTGCATTCCTTTGCAGTTGTGTTGCTGTAATTTTTTGTTTTATCTTTATTACTGAGAATATGCCATGGTAATGGCATATTCTGAGTAATACTGAATAGTATGTTAAAGCGGGGCTTTAGTTTTTGTATGGTGCGGTCGAACCAGCGGTTGGCTTTGTATTTTATTTTTGGGTTGTTGGTTTCGTAACGCTCGATGTATTTACGGGCGATGCGAGATTGCAAAGGAAAAGGCAGGCGGCCTAATCCTTTGGCGATAAAGTTATGATCCCGTACATCGTCAATTGAGCTGATAATGCCGCACGCGATACCCGATAAATTAAGGGTATCGAGATTTGTTTTTATATCGCGGTTCATGCTAACCCTAGCGCGCGGTCAATTTGCTTGTTAAGCGCGCGCATTTTTCTGGCCAGTGTTTTCGCTTGTCGGAATAAACGGGCGTTGCGGTTGTCGGCTAGTTTTTGTTGATATTGGGCAATGTTGTTTTGCTCGGTAAAACCGTGCTTTCTTAAAAATTGCAGACGGTTTAGGTGATTAACTTTTTTAGCTAACGCGACAATATGCGCTGGGGCTGCTTGGCCTGTTGTGTTGTGTTGGTTGTTTAGTACTTGCATGATTTAACCTCCCATTTTTGAAAAGTGTGGAAAATTGGTCAACATGTCTAGTCTGTCGATTTCGGTTACTACGCCGCCGCTTTGTATTGCTTGTAAGCGTTCTTTTAATGCCCAAACGAGTTTGTTTGCTAATCTGCATTTTGTGGTGATTTGGGCAAATGGCACTAAGTCGAAAAGTGTGTCTTCTACATAAACGAGGCTTTGGCGCGTGGGGCGTGCAAAGTAAAAATTTATGGCGTAGTTGGCGGTGTCGATCACTTGTTCGGTGATGTCGGCGTAAATTTCTTCGTTTTTTGCTTGTATTATTTGTTCAATCATTATTTATCCTTGGGCTTAGTAGTTGTTGAGCACTTTACTTATGGCTTTTTTGGTTTTGTATACAGCTAGTAATGCGTCGTCTGTGTTGGGCAATTCTTGGTAGGCCACTACGTTTAGCTCTCGGTTGTTGCTAACGTCCATCCAACCGTTATAACCAAGCGGGTTAAAAAAGGCGGTGTAAAAACACTGGTTTTCATCTATGACTAAATATTCAACGTCTGACTCTGGTTTGACTTTTTTAGGGTCTAAAAATTGTGCTGTGTTGTTGCTCATGTCCAAGGCTCCCACCCGTTGTTTGTTCTTTGCTTGTTCCACTTTTTGCAAAGTGCTTTAGCGGTTTGTTGTAACTTTTCACATTGCATAAATCTGGCAATGTCGTTTTCGTTTTTGGCTTTGTAACTTACTAGCTGTTCAAGCGTCGCTTGCTCGAATGCGTTCAGCATTATTTGCACTTAACGTATTGCTTGGCGTCGAGTGCTTGCGCTTGGTTAAAGGTGTCGAACAAGTGGCCGCACAATAAAATGGCTTTTTGTATGGCTAGGCGTGAATCGTCACTCAGTTGTTCAAACGGTGTTTGTAAATCGGTGCGTGTTAGGCCAGCGCTAAAGCAAAGTGTTTTTCGCTGCCTAGTGTTTAGTATTTTGTTGTAGATATAAGCTGGGTTTCTGGTTTTGCTGCTTAACTTCGCGCGTATTTCGGCTATGCACTTTTGCCCTGCTGTGCTGTTAACTTGGTTTGAAATTAACTTGAGCGTTGGCGCTGTGCTTGGTTCGGCATTTGGTTCAATGCTTGCGGTTTGTTGTGTTGCTAAACTCATGTGTTCACCTGTTGCTTATTTACAATTAAATTAAACGGCTAGTTCCACGACGCGCGGTTGTGCGTTGGCTTTTTCTCTTCAGCTTGTAGCGTTAGCATTAATAGTGCGGTCATGTTTATATAACGTTTGCCGCGTGGTTTTGGCTGTACGTATGGCAACATGCCGTCGTCAATTTGGTTGCTGATTGCTTTTTCAGATTCGTTGACTAACTGCGCGTAAGCTTTTATTGATAGCAATGGCTTTTCGACTTGAATGGTAATTTTTGACATGGTGCGAACTACCCTTTTGTTTGTGTTTTTTCGTGATCAGCGAGTAACTGTTCAACGGTGACTTCGTTGTTGGTTAGTTCTGATAACTTTCTTATGTATTTGGCGGGGGCTTGGCCGTTTACATTTATCCACTTCCACACATGACCTTGGCTTAACCCAAAATTTTCAGCCGTTTTTGTTTGACTTCCGATTATTTCAACTACTTTTTTAATGTTACTCATATCCCTTTAAATCCTTATATTACCTTTTAGCGTATTAGATATTACTTTTTATCCTTTGTAAATACCCTAAAAAGTTTTAACAATAACTAAAAGTTGTTATTGTGTTTTATTAACTTAATAACCAATTGATTTAGGGTGTTTTTATGGATATCGCAGAAAGAATAAAAAAAAGACGTTTACAGCTGGGCTTAACGCAAGCTGAACTTGCTGAAGCAGCATTGACCAGCCAAACAGCATTACAGAAAATTGAGGCAGGATTAACAAAAAGCCCTAGAAATATTAAGCAGTTAGCAGCTGCTTTAAACACTTCTCCTGAATTTTTACAGTTTGGCGTTGGTGATATAGATAACGGCGTGGTAGTAGCTGCCGCTAATAATTATTTACCTTTAGTGAGCATGGTTCAGGCGGGTGCGTGGTCTGAAATTCAAGAGCCGCCTGTTTCAGATACTAAGCTTTATCCTTGCCCAGTTAATTGCAGCAAATACTCATTTGTTGTACGGGTTGAGGGAGATAGCATGATGAATGCTTTTGTACCTGGCGATTTATTGTATGTTGACCCTGAATCTCAGCCAATTAACGGATCTTTTGTTATCGCTCGATTAGACGATGAGAACCAAGCGACTTTTAAGCAATTAATTATTGACGGCAATAAAAAATACTTAAAAGCACTTAACCCTGATTGGCCTAATAAATTTATAGAAATAAACGGCAATTGTACGGTTGTGGGTAAGGTGGTTTTTGCGGGAAAAGAACTTTAGGTTTGAAAGTTAAGCCGCGTTCGGGTGAATGCGGCTTTGGTGATTAATGTAGCTCTATGTTTTGTATTTGCCAGTCATTTTCCGTTTCACCTCGTTTTATTCTAACGTAAAAACTGGTCCTAATTGTTGCGCCAAAACTGTTTTGTGAATCAACATAAGAACGCACTTGGTAAACACAATCGCCTATATGTTGTATTTGGCTATCATCATAAAAAGGAAATTCCGCCGTTGCAGGAGACTTTAAGTTTTGCTTTACAGCTTTTTGAACATAAAACATGGGCGTTATGGTGTCTTCGCATTCTTCTTTACGTTCAGCAATTATTTCGGATTCTGTTTTTGGTTTGTTGCTATCTATACTAAAACCAAATGCAACAAGCGAAATAACAAATAAAAATAAACCGATAGTTAGACCAGCACTTTGTTTTAATGGTTTTTCTTCAATGCCTTTTTCTTTTGCAGCGGCCATGGTTTTTTTATGTATGAGTTTATAGGTAACTGGCAAGGTTTGGCATATGGCTACTACACCAATGAGGCCAGCGATTATTGCACCATCGCCAAAAAAACCGATAGTGAAAAGTATGAAAATTGTTCCTAGTATCCAACTGATGATGTTTATCACTTGAGCGTCCTTTTTTTTATTTATAAATAGGTTAGTGTCTTTTAAAGATGGTGTTAAGTATATATGGCTATTCGAAAACAAAAAAGCGGTAAGTATTTAGTTGAGTTGTACCCGAACGGGCGCGACGGTAAGCGCGTTCGTAAAACTTTTGCGACACAAACAGAGGCAAAACGCTTTGAACAATTTCAATTAAATGAAGCTGAGCAAAAGCCATGGCTGCCTGATAAAGCCGACAACCGCCGATTGGCTGATTTGGTTGAAACGTGGTTTACCCTGCACGGCCAAGCGTTAGCTGATGGGGTTAAACGTAAAAGTAAAATGTTGGCGATGGCTGATTTGATGAATAACCCGATAGCGCGGGTTATTTCAAAGGCTGACTTTTCAAAGTATCGTGAATTACGATTACAGACCGTTAGCATTAAAACGGTGAATAATGATCAAACTTATTTTAATGCCTTGTTTAATGAGTTACGACGGTTGGGCCAGTGGCAATATGGCAACCCGATTGACGATTTACGCGCGTTAAAATATCGCACGCCACCTATGGGTTTTTTAACTGCTGAACAAATACCGCTAGTTTTTGACGAGTTAACAAAGGGCCGCAATAAAGATGCTTATTTTGTTGCTAAAATTTGTATTTCTACTGGTTGCCGTTGGGGTGAGGCTGAGAATTTGACAGGTTCGCAGTTGAGCAATAACAAAGTTACTTTTTTAAATACTAAATCGAATAAAAATCGCAGCATTCCGATCAGTAAAGAATTGTTCGACGAACTACCGAAAGCCAAGGGCAATGCACGGCTGTTTAGCAATTGTATTAAATCTTTTAAAATGGCAACAATTCGGGCGGGGGTTCAACTCCCTAAAGGGCAATCAACTCACGTTTTACGACACACTTTTGCTAGCTTTTTTATGATGCGCGGTGGCAATATATTAGTGCTGCAACAAATTTTAGGCCATAGCAGTATCACCGAAACAATGAAGTATGCGCACTTTTCACCAACGCATTTAACCGATGCGGTAAAGCTAAACCCACTAACCCCCGAATAACCCCCTGAAGCAAAAGTGGCGACAAAGTGGCGGCACTCGATGTATTAAACTGGGTTTTATTGCACATCATGGTATAGCGAAGCCCTTTAAAAACGCCACACCCCCTATTTTTACTGCCCCTTGATAGGGTTCGATCCCCCCCCGCTCCACCACACAATGAATTAAAGACGTCCTAGGGCGTCTTTTTTTTCGTTTAAAATCAATGTCTACCCATATAATTCAAGCCAATCCTGTCCAGCCTAGATTGATAGTGACCATACATTTTAGTACCATGGTTAGTACCTAAGAATAAAAACCCATTTATTTGTGGTACTAATATGGAGATCACAATGGCTAGAATTACTAGGCCTTTAACGAATACTGAAGTAGATAAGGCTAAGCCTCAAACTAAAATATGTAGTTTATTTGATGGGGGAGGCCTTGAGCTAAAAATTAATCCTTCAGGTACTAAAAAATGGATTTTTAAATACTACAAACCATCTGATAAGAAGCGTACCAACCTAACGTTTGGTGTATACCCTGACGTTTCATTGGCTCATGCGCGAAAACTTAGAGCTGAAGCAAAAGAGCTACTTGCTAGAGGCATCGACCCAAAAGAAGACAAAGAAAGTTTAGCAAACCAGCAAAAAGAACGGGTAGAAAGCACCTTACAGAATGTGGCTTCAAAATGGTTTGAGCTTAAAAAGACCGAAGTGACACCAGATTATGCCATTGATATCTGGCGTTCTCTTGAGTTGCATGCTTTCTCAGAGATTGGCAAATATCCCATTTCAGAAATAACAGCCCCTATTGCCATTAAAGCCGTTACGCCAATTGCAGCAAAAGGTAGTCTAGAGACTGTTAAGCGTATTAATCAACGTCTAAATGAAATCATGAACTATGCGGTAAATACAGGTGTTATACACTCTAACCCTTTAACTGGTATCAAGGCCGCGTTCGAGAAGCCTAAGAAACAGCATATGCCTACTATCAAACCTGACGAACTGCCTATGTTCATGAAAGCGTTAAGTGTTGCCAGTATCAAGATTGTTACTCGGCATTTGATTGAGTGGCAATTACACACGATGGTTAGACCAGGTGAAGCAGTAAAGGCTCGATGGGCTGAAATTGACTACACTGAAAAGCTTTGGAATATACCAGCTGAAACAATGAAGAAAAAACGTCCTCACTCAGTTCCTCTTTCAGATCAAGTATTGAGCCTACTTGAATCGATAAGGCCTATCAGTGGGCATAGAGAATATATATTTCCGGCAGATAGGAATCCTAGAAGTCACGCAAACGAATCAACAGCAAACGCGGCAATTAAAAGAATGGGCTACAAAGCAAAGTTAGTCGCTCATGGCCTACGCTCTGTCGCTAGTACTACACTTAACGAACAAGGCTTTGATGCTGACGTAATTGAATCTGCTCTAGCTCATGTTGATGATAACGAAGTCAGACGCGCTTATAACCGAGCTGATTACTTAAAGCGCAGAGCATCAATGATGGCTTGGTGGTCTGAACATATTGAAAAGTGTGCGACAGGTAATTTTTCCTTATCAGGAACAAAATTATTGAAGGCTATTTAATATCTTTTTGACCAATCCCATCCAATCCAGAATAAAAGCACTGGATAAATAAACAGACCAAAGATAGAATACTAGCCAATCAATTCTAGGGTAGCTCCCGAACAAGCGGTAACCTCACCGCCTTGACTTGGTGCTTTCACTTGAGGTTTTGTATTGAGGGATTCAAGATGCATATTAGCAATGGGGAACCATTCATTTCACTTGAAACAGCGGCAAACTGTTTTGATGAGTTTGCACTGTTAAGTGATAAAAATAAATATATAGAACATATTGCTAATGAATTGGATTTATATACCTATGTTTTTGATATTTGTAAAGTTAGTGCTAGCGATGGAGCAGGCACAACACTAACTCGAAAGATATCGGGTATGTGCAAAGTCGGTTTTGATTACGGAGGAGAGTGGCAGGATAAGATTAAGGTAAGATTAGAGTTGTGTCACTTTTCGAGTGTCCAAAACCAAAACCTTATAGGTTATTCGATAACCCCTATAGACCACCATATTACTCTCCACAATTATTTAGCTTGTAGCAAAATATACTTACCTGATTTTATTATTTATGCGAAAGAAGTTGGTATTGATTTAAACGTTGCTTTTGTAGAGGCAATAATTAGTGATGACAGTACATTTCGTGAGTTAAAAAGGTTATCTAAAATTGCCCCTGATGGTAACTTCAACCTCAAACAAGCTGCTAATAAATATTTGAAGTACTGTGACGGAATACTTGAAGAAACAATAATAGCTGCTTGTGAGCTAGCTAGTGCTCGATATGATACGGTTAATCAGCAAACCACCCCCCCAGAAGAAATAGCAAGAGAAAAGCTTAATGATATATCCGAATTTTTTAGCGATACTAAAGTCACTAATGAAACCATAGAGCAATTTAAAAAAACATTGCCTGACGTATGGCAAGAAGCTTTATTTAGCAAACCAAGTAGAGTGATTGAAGATTTAAAAAATAACAACATAGACAGTAATTTTTTATCCACCAGGGAAAAGGATAATCTCTATAAAACTATAGGCTTGTTGTCACTGGCTATTGCAAAAAAGAACCCAAACCGATTTGGTGATATAAATAATATAAATGCTAATCAAATTTATAAAACGTTACTAGAGTTTCTTCCTTTAGAGCCTATAGGGTTAGGTGATAAAACAGTAAGAACAAAGGTAAAACAAGGCGTTGAACTATTAAGGGATGCCTAAATATCATTTGGTAACTACCAATCCTAATTACTAATTGCCAACTGTTTATCAGTAATTACCACACCATTTTTAATAGCCCTTCAAAATACCCTCAGTTAATCCAATCGAAAACAACTGAGGCGAACCATGAAACATACTGTACAAACCCCAAAGTCAATTAATGTACAAACACCCGACTTACAAATAATCCGCAGACCACAAGCATTAACCATGCTTGGCATATCTAAGAGCAACTTCCATAACAAGATAAATGCCGGCCTATTACCAGCAGCTATAACACTTGGTGCAAATTCTAAGGGGTATTTTAAGCATGAGGTAACAGCCGTTTTAATAGCCATGGCTACCGATAAGAGCCAAGAGGAAATCAAAGCACTAGTTAAGTCTTTAAATACCCAACGCCAGCATTTAGGGAGTTAAAGATAAAAATGACCATAGTCCAAATTAATCGCAGACAGCAAAGTGAAGTCATAGATACTGAAGCGGTAGGCGAGCACTTAGCAAAGTTGATTATTAGCCATTCATTTGATCCTTATTCAAATGAAATAGTAAACCAAGCAATTACCCTAGTAGAGTGTTTGGACGAACTGTTATCTCAACGTGCCAATAGAAAGGAGATTAACGATGAACAATAAAAATCCCGAGCAAACTAACAACAGTGCTGATTATGCTAAAGCTAAAAAATCATAACGTTGTCAGCGACTCAAGCTTATTAGCCAAGTTACTGCATAAAGGTGACGAGATTGATATTGTTCAAGGCAAGCTACTTATTAAACCTAGTAGTGGCCTTGCAGTGCCCTTGGGCTGGCTAAAGCAGAATGAGACATTGCTAATCAATGATATTTGCTGTTTATTTAACATAGTTCCACTTCGTTATATTAGTTACACAACCGGTCGTTATGGCGCTAAAAAAAGCCAAGGCATAACACTTCAATTTTGTAACTTAAAGACAGGTGAAGATGCGTACATAATTTATAACGCTAGTCTAGAAAGAAGTCGAACTAATAAGAACGGCAAAAAAGGAGACCCATTGCCAGGTAAGCAGTTTATTGTTGGCGAAAGAAGCGGTTTATATAAGTTTTGGCTCTCTACTGGGTTGCCTTTACCTAGATCAGCGTCCAAATTTTATGAATGTATGGGGAAGTTAAAGCCACTAGTATTTACAAGTGCGATAGACTTCAATAACAGGATCACAGATAAAAAACTACCGCTACTCGATATAAACTTTCACGAACTATTAGACAGACACAGAGTAGCTTTAACCGGTCAACAAAACGATGAGTTAACCGCTAAGCCGCCGCTAATTTTTCGCCAATACACCGCTAAGCAACCGCTAAGTTTTCCCGCTAAGGATATCGAGCATAAGTATACACATAATGGGCTAGCAGCAAATCAAAGTACGTGTACTTCAAAGTACGGTAATACGGTTATAAGGAAGGAGGCTTTAAGTACTGCATATTCTCATGCATCGCGATCACCTAATACCATCTAAGCCGATCACTTAATACTATCCATCGCGATCACTCAATACCATCGATGCAGATCACTTTTTGGTCAAAATGGTATTGAGTGATCGGCTTGAATGGTATCGTTCAATTTATACTCATTTTTGTCTATCCAGTAGGTGTTTTTAACCGTTATTCTTTTCATTTTTGATGATGAGAATAACCATGCCAACGGCACCTATTTCAATGCGTAAACTTAAAGAGATTTTAAGACTAAAATACGACTGTAAACTCAGTCATCGAAAGATAGCAAACAGCTTATCTATTTCACCTTCAATTGTTTCTAAATATGCCTGTAAATCAGCAGAGTTAGGTATCACTTGCTGGCCGCTTGATGAAAAATGGGATGATCATTCTCTGCAACGAGCATTCTTCAAAACAAAGCCCCGACTAAAAGGCTTTAGTATTCCTGACTGGTTGTTAGTTCAGCAGGAGCTGCGACCCAAAACCATGACGCTATTGCTGCTTTGGCAAGAATACAAAGAGCGACACGAGGAAGGATTTTACAGTTACACCCACTTCTGCCGACAGTACAAGGCATGGCTTAAATGTCAAAAACCGTCCATGCGACAAAACCATAAAGCAGGTGAAAAACTGTTTGTTGATTACTGCGGCCCAACTATGAATATTGTTGATGCTAGTACAGGTGAATACCGTACAGCTCAAGTGTTTGTCGCAGTTATGGGCGCATCTAATTATACGTATGCGGAGGCAACGTATAGCCAAAAGCTAGAAGATTGGGTGATGAGTCATGCTCGTTGTTTTGAGTTTCTTGGTGGTGTGCCAGAGCTGGTAATCCCTGACAACTTAAAAAGTGCGGTAACTAAACCTTGTCGATATGAGCCTGATTTAAATCCAACCTACCAACAATTGGCGACACACTACAATACGGTCATTGTGCCTGCTAGACCTTATAAGCCCAAGGATAAAGCCAAAGCAGAAGTGGGTGTGCAAATTGTCGAACGCTGGATAATGGCACGGCTTCGCAATGAAAGCTTCTTTAGCTTGCGCCAATTAAACCTAAAGATACAAAAACTGCTTGTCGACTTAAACCAGCGGAAAATGAAGAAGCACCCTGGTTCAAGGCTCAGTCAGTTTGAATCCATTGATAAACCTGCTCTCAAACCACTACCCACACAGGCTTACAGTTACACCTTAGTCAAACAAGTAAGCGTGCATATTGATTATCATGTCGAAGTTGAAAAACACTACTACTCAGTACCTCATACCTTGATCAAACAAAAGCTTGAAGCCCATGCCACAGGTCAACTGGTGACACTTTACCATCAGGGTGTTCAAGTAGCCGTTCACCCAAGATCACACCGAGAAGGTGCACACACCACGCTTGATCTACATATGCCAATAGCTCATCAAAAGCAGCAGCAATGGTCACCACAACGGTTCGAACGTTGGGCAGCTAAGTTCGGTGGTTCAACGGAGCAGTTTGTTATGCAATTGATGCAAGCTAAAAAGCATCCAGAGCAAAGCTACCGTGCTTGTATGGGGTTATTAAGCCTAGGTAAGAAGTTTACTGACCAACGTCTTGAAGCAGCCTGTCATCGCGCATTAGCCACAGGTGTTACTCGCGTAAAACAAGTAAAAAACATTTTAGAAAAGGGCTTGGATAAGCAACCCTTGCCACAAGCTCAAGGTGATTTACTACAAGATATTGATCATAAAAATATCCGCGGCAACAACTATTACCATTAATCAAAACTAACAAACCAAAGGAAATCTTATGCAAAATATCAATCAACAAGTCAATAACCAGTTAAGTAACTTAAAGCTAAGCGGTATACGTGATGCACTATTGCAGCAATATGAGCAACCCAATCTCTACGTTGAACAAAGCTTCGAAGAGCGACTAAGCTTATTGCTTGACCATGAAATAACTCAGCGTGATCAGCGTAAAATTGACCGCCTAACTCGACAAGCAAAGTTCAGAGTTGGCGGTACGCTTGCTCAACTCAACTATGGCGCAGCACGACAACTAGATAAAACTCAGATCCGTTCATTAGCACAAGGTGAATGGCTACGCCTTCACCAAAACATTTTGATCACGGGAGCAACGGGGTGTGGCAAAACTTACCTCGCTTGTGCTCTTGGTCAAAACCACTGCCAACAAGGGAGTAGCGTTTATTATTTTAGGCTTAAAGAGCTATTAGAAAAGATGTTCTTAGCGCAAGCCGATGGTAGTTATCGAAAACTGATCAACAAGCTTAGCTCTGCCAATTTACTGATCCTAGATGATTGGGGATTAGAGCCATTAACAGCTCAACAACGCAGTGATTTACTGGAATTAATTGATGCGAGATATGACACAAAATCGACCTTAATTGCCAGCCAATTACCGATAGAAAATTGGTATGAAATGATCGGAGAATCGACACATGCTGATGCGATCCTAGATCGGCTTGTTCACGGAGCAATAAAGTTGGAATTAAAAGGCGAATCGATGCGAAAAAAACTAAATTCCTTGACTGATGGCGATCACTCAAGTTAGATTTTACTAAGGTCTACTGGCAGACAAAAAAGTGATCGGCTTGAATAGTATTGACCGATCGGCTTCATGATATTACGCAAGTACAGGGGTTGGTTTAGATAACACACCTATTAACAATACAAATGATAAAGAAGTAGATGAAAATATAAACGAGGTAAGTTTACAAAAAAAACGTCCTGAAGAACAAACGGTCGATGAATGGCTAGAAGATTGGGAAGCAGCATTTACGGCTGAAGAATTTGACGAAGTCATGACTGACTTTAGCAACGTTAAAAATTAAATGACTTACTGATAGGCGCTCATAAACAAAGGCTCTCTAAGGGAAAATAAATCAGTCAGTATGCAACTTGTATTTAATTGCAGGAAATCTATCTGTTATTTTTGTTGCGAACACTTCTGCACTCTCTTTGCCCCAGTTACGGGCAACATAATACCCTTTGTCTGAGTATATAAGTTCAGGCTCACGAGCTACTCGATATTTGTTATACTTTTTGTTGGTTTCAGTTACTTCAGACTCCAGCTTTAGTAATTGAAAGGCACAGGTATTATCAGCTCTTAAGAAATCCAAAGTCTCTTGACCGATTAAACCTTTATCATTTAGTAATTGCACAGTACAAAACCCAATATCTGATTTACGAATATGCCCATAAGCTTGCTCGTCATTAAAGAATATCGAATAACGGCTTGTATCTCTGCCCCCAGAACGAGACGCCCGTTCTTTTTGACGTTTTTCACGAATCTTAACTTGGTAATCTTCAATCTCAGGAATGGGTATAACAGACTGAACATCTAAAAGGATTTTACCTTCGCTTTCATATGGATGCATACGCACACATCGAATAGATAAACCGTAATCATTGAGCCACATTACAGTCGTTGTTAACTCACGAGAAAACTCAGCAGATGCTAAAACAATCTTTACCTCTTGGGCAAATTCATCCTCTTCTTTTTCATCCCAACCTAAAAATTCTAATATTGAAGCTTCAGCATCTAATTCAAGGGTATTGCTTTTGATGTAATCAGCATAAATATCAACTAAACGATCAAAGGTAAGAGTTGAAACCATTGCAGCATAACGGACAGCTTGCAGCTCCATATGACCGCCATCTTCAGTACGTTTTAGTTCAATCACAACAATATTGGCTTGCTTATCAATCCCTAACAAATCGATACGTCTGCGGCTTTCATCCCACTCACCAAATTCTTCAGCTACCACTAGTGTATCAGGAGAAATAATTTCAATTTGGTGTTTAAGCAAGCGCTGTAAATCATCGCGTTCTTTTAATCCTGATTCGGAAAAAGTTGTACGAGAAATCGTTTTAATTTCATTATCTGTTATTTGATAAATAGCCATTAGAGTTTAATGAATCCACCCTGTATTTTTCAATCTATTCCATGCCGTTTTAACATGTGCAGGCGTCATTAGCGTAGCTTTGCGTTCATTCCATTGCTGAATAGCTTGATGAGCTTCTTCGGGGCTATTAGCACCTTCATTTTTAACAACCCAATGCACTGTCGATAAAAGTTCGACACCATAAGGCGATTGATAGCCATCGATTAATTCACCTACTCTATTAATTCGTAACTTAATATCGTCATTGGATTCAGCTAAAAATTGTTTTGCATCCGCTAATGCTGAAGCAATAGGTGTTATTTCAGACTCAACAACCCCATCGCCAACACCTTCGATATAGTGGCCATCCATAGTGTTTAATGCATGACGCAAGGCATCAGCATAAGGGCCATACGTCTGCTTCTCAAATTGAAGTTTCATATTTTCGCCGGCTTCTTGTAAAAAATAAGCAAGCTTTTGTACTTCTATTTTTGACAAACCGTAATTTACCGTCTGATAAGTTTCTAACAATGCGAGGATGGCCGCTCTACCCGCGGTCATTTTAGGTTTTACTGTATTAGTTTCAATAGTCGTTGCTTTAATATCATCATTCGGTTCAAATAGCCTCACTTCTAAGTTTTCTATACAACCTAAGTACTTAACTATTAATGGTTTTACCTCATTCCAAGCTAAACCGCCTAGGCCACAACCTAATGGAGGGATCGCGATAGAGCGAATATCAAAGCGTGCAATATGTTCTACTAAACTTTGTAAGCCAGATTCAACATCTTCAATTTTAGAAGCACTTTTCCAATGATCTTTCGTTGGAAAATTAATAATAAAACGAGGTGTTGCTAAAGCGCCTAGTTCAAAAGTAAACATTTGCCCTAGTTCTACTTCTTTATTTTTACAGGCTAGCGCATAAGCCTTAAAATTATCTGGCCATTTTTTCTTAAATTGCAGTGCTATGCCTTTACCCATAACACCAACACAATTAACTGTATTTACTATAGCATCAACATCTTCTTGTTTAAGAAGATCACCTTTCATTGAATGAATGTTTAAATTAATTGCCATGTTTTGTCCTAAAAATACCAGTCTGTCATTACTTCTACCGCTAAGTTTACGCCATTTCGTGCCAAGATAGCATTAACTTCTTGTGCTCTCGCTTGATTTAACACACCAATTCTGGTCATCAAAGTAAGCGGAACTTTTTCTTTTATCAAAAATTCCGCCTGTCTTTTTTCCACCCTATCTACATATCGAGGGTTGGCATGAGAATTCATAAAGTATTTACAAAATCCATCAAGGCGAGGACTTTCTGTCATCGTAGCCCAATCGACAGAGCTCGACAACATACGTAAGTCTGTAAAACATTGGCTGTAATCTAGGGTTGCATTACGGTCGTAAAAAACGAAGTCTTGTAAGTCATTTTTAAGCGCTAATTCAATGGTGGTTTCAAAGTAGATAATACCTGTTTGGTCATACTGACAATTATTTACTCTCCCGTGATGAATAGCCGATAACATAGGCGAACGAGGAGCGAAATAAAAAGGTACAAACTCATGGATTAATCCACCTGGTGGATTATTGACACTTTTGATTGAACGCGCTCCTTGTGCACCACCATGAGCAATATTATGATAGTGCAAATCTAATTCCTCACTTTTAGTTTTACTTAACAATGCTTCCTGCTGACAAATCATATTGAGATTATCAATAGCAGTAATATGAAACAGTCGAACAGGTCTTGGCATTGTCATTACAAGGCATCTCCTAAGGCATTTTCAACCACGGCATCGGCGAGGTGCAGTTGGGTGGTTTGGGCGTCGCCTAGGCGAGCTTTGAGTTGGTCACACAAGGCGAGCAACTCATCTACTTTGGCTACGATTCGCTGTTGTTCTTTTAACGGAGGCATAATGAAATAATGTTTAGAAAAATCATCAAACCTTAAGCTTTCAACTGTAGTGCCAATCTTTGTCAAGTTTTCTAATATATACATTTCAAAACCTTTCATCATAAGCAAAACATAATTTGCTATATATTTATCGATTAAGCTCAAGACCTTTAAGTCCTGATTAACAGTACAAACAGACTTAGTAATTGCGACAGGGAACTTTCTTCTCAATATTCCACTTCTAGCTACAAACAAAAGTGACTCTGTGTCTATTTGAGCCAAACCGTCAGTTATTGCTAACTTGGTAACATGATCTTCACTATCAAATATTTCTTCAACTTTCATATCTTTAGGCGTAACCCAAGGTACGTCACCGTTCCAATAATCAGAGTTAGCTTTACTTGGCGTTTTTCCACCAGTGAATACACCAATATGAGATAGAGTCGTCCACTCCCAACCGTTCGGCAGCTCAAACGGCTTTTCTTCGTCCGTAATGGCAGGTAATGGCTTTTGCTTTTTGATTTTTTTATCAGCGATGAGTTGCGCTTTTTCTTCTGCGATTTTATCAAGTAGTACACTTGCTGGTTCGTCGTTGGGGTTTTGCGGCACGAGTTTACCCATGACGGCGAGTTGTAAGATGGTTTGCTTTAACTGCTCTATGCTTGCTTCGGTGGTGAACAATACGTCAAAGTGCTCAGCGATGCGTTGCCAGCTGGTTTGGAAGTCTTCTTTGTTATCATCGTCTGCCGATGTGCCGTTTGTTAAGCTTGCTAGCAGCACTTCCACTAAGGTTTGGTGTGCACTCAGACTTTGCTCAGTTTGTTGCTCTAACTGGTCACACAAGGCCATCAGTTCATCGACTTTAGCAACAATGCGGTGTTGTTCGGCTAGAGGAGGTAAAGAAATAACAAATGAGCGGAGCTTACCTAAGGACACAAAGGGTTGAACACCTCCACCAGATTGACTTTTTATTATAACTGAAGCATATATTAGGTAATTTTTTAAAAATAAAGGTACAGAAAGATCTTTATCGAAATACTTGAAAAGACCTACATTCTTAATACTAAAGTCTGGCTCTAAATCCACGATTACCGGATTGCCTATACTGCCAATCATCGCAAATAAAATATCATCTCTATCAACTTTTGAGCGAGCAATAATTTTTAGGTGATCAGCCTCAGAAATATATTTAATATCAGAAAGATCTAATTTCCCTGAAGAAAGGTTTTTGCTAGTTACCAAAGGGTAGCCTGTTAACTGCGCCTTAGGACTATCATGAGTTCCATCTCTAACATCATAAACATCTTCTAAACGCGCCCATGCCCAACCACTTGGAAGCGTATATAATTGATCTTCTGTAGATATTTCAGGTTGTTTTCGAGTTTTCTTTATTGTTTTATTACTAATTAACTGTTGCTTTATCTGACTTATTTTTTCAAGCAATACGCTTGCCGGTTCATCACTAGCATCTTGCGGTACTAATTTACCGCGTACCGCGAGCTCTAAAATCAGTTCACGTAATTTTTTAATACCAGTTAATTCAATTTTTTTACTCGTACCACGGCCGGTGGCATTGCGTTTTTTAATCGCGCTAGTCCAAACATCAATATGCTCAGTGATTAACTTTTCAACGCCAGCCATTATTTCGCGCCCTGCTCTTTATTAGATAAGGCATTAGCTAGAATACCTTTAAGCTGGCCGCGCAAGGCTTGAATATCTGCTTGTTGTTTCGCGTAGTCGCCCAATAGCTCTTGTGGGTCGTGGCTTATTTTTTCGCCAACATGCGGGTTTTTAATATCAAGGTTAAAGTTACGAGCAATAATCTCGTCAATACTGACTTGCCATGCTTGTTCAGTTTCAATACGCGATGCAAAGCCGTCTGCCTCGTTACCCCACCAGTCAATTTCGGTTTGGAATTCTTCAAACTTCATCGGCTTGGTTTTGTTATAGTTTTTAACGCCGTCAGGGTACGGGTGCTCGTAAAACCACACTTTTTCGGTTGGCTTGCCCTTAGTGAAGAAGAGTATGTTGGTTTTTATGCCGGTATACGGGTTAAATACGCCGTTAGGTAAACGGACAATGGTATGTAGATTACATTCTTCGGTTAACAACTTTTTGATCTTAGTTTTAACGCCTTCACCAAATAAAGTGCCATCGGGTAACACCACGGCTGCACGGCCACCGTTTTTACCGTTTTTTGGAGAAGCTAATATTTCTATAATAAGTTGTAAAAATAAATCAGCTGTTTCGCGGGTACGTAAATCGGCAGGAAAGTTCTTCTCTATGCCGTCTTCTTCTGTGCCACCAAACGGCGGGTTAGTGACAATAACGTCAAGCTCATCGTCCCAGTTTGCTAACGGCTTGTTTAAGGTATTGCCGTGCTTAACTTGCACCGGTACTTCAATGCCATGCAGCAGCATGTTGGTAGTACACAGTAAGTGCGGTAATTGCTTTTTCTCTACGCCATGAATCTGCTGTTGCAAAGTTTGGTGATCATCGGCAGTTTTAACATAGTTGTTTTTTACGTGGTCAAACGAACAAGCTAAGAAGCCACCCGTACCACAGGCAGGGTCCATAATGCTTTCACCTAGCTTAGGGTCTACGCGGTCAACAATAAAGCGTGTAATGGCACGAGGCGTGTAGAATTCGCCCGCATTACCGGCACTTTGTAAGTCTTTTAATATTTGCTCGTATAAATCACCAAACAAATGGCGTTCTTCTGAGTCGGTAAAGTCAATTTCGTTTAACTTGTTGATCACTTGGCGCAGTAACGTGCCGTTTTTCATATAGTTAAACGCGTCGCTAAACGCTTCTTTAGCAACATAACCACGCGGGTTTAGCTTAATAGGTGCAGTAAGGTTTTTAAGATCCGGAAACAGTTGGTCGTTAACAAATTCAAGAAGCTCGTCACCGGTTATACCTTCGTTGTCGGCAGCCCAATTACGCCAAAGATATTGCTCAGGTAACGGGCATTGGTAATCCGTTTGTTCAAATTCTAGTTCTTCTTCTTGTGCGTCGAATATTTTCAAAAACAGTAACCAAGACATTTGCCCTAATCGTTGGGCATCTCCGTCAACACCGGCATCTTTACGCATAATATCTTGAATGGACTTTATTACTGAACTGACTGACAT